CAAAGCTCTTCCATCGATCGGGTGCGTGGGACGTGCACTGCTCAAGAACAGGGATGCAACTGCGCAAAATATCCTGGATCTCATCCAAGTAAAGCTGCCAGGCGGGGATACCGCGGGCGCGGTCTGCATTCAGATACGCGTAGCGCATCGTGATCATCGACCGGTTGATGAACTGCTTATCGAAGACGTTTTGCGACAGCATGCGCGTCGTGAATTGGCGCAAAAGCTCGCTGGTCTCGATAGGCTCCTTAATACGATCCCGTGAGAAGTTTTTGGTCTGCGACCCCGAGGGGCTCACGTATAGAATGCGGATGGAAGGAACGAGCGCTGAGTAACACAGCGCGCGGTTACCTAACGCTGTCGACTTTTCAACTTGTCGTGCGCAGCATAGAAGAACGCGGCGTGCGGGCGTATCGTAAAGGCGAGGAAGATGCCGTCTCCCTTTGAAAGAGAAAGGACCTGACCCCATTCCATCATCCTTTGGTAGGACGAACGCCCGCGCCGTGAATTGTGACGGGCGCATCATGGGTAAGACGGGCGCAACCTTTTGAAGCGCGGTTACTTCAAGGGGCTCTTCCTCGGGTAAGACTTCGGGTGTCCAGGGTTCTTCCCCATCCCACGTGTCGTCCAGATCATCGTCATCGTAGGCTAAAGCTGCGTTACCCATGGAACCTCAAGAAGAAACAGCCGACCCCCAAGAGGCCCTTCAGGAAGTTTGGCGCTGGTTGAGCTCCGGCGGCCCTCACTTTCCTGGTGGCTGGTCCCTCGATACCGACGACAAGAAACGCGAGCACCACGCCAAGCTTCAGATTGCCTCATTGCCCAAGGACCTACACACGTCCATCCGCGCCATTATCCGACAGGTTGCTTTGGGGCTTGGCTGGCGCGCCGTGCATGTACGTTTCACAAGAGAGCACGTGGAGTTTGCTCTTAAACCCTACCGGGTGGAAGTGCGCCAGGTGCAAGAAGCTCAGCGTGAAGTGTTTCGTCAAGCCGCTCGAAGAAAACGTGAAGGAACGCGGACAAATCCAGAAGGTGGTCAAACCCCTGCGCCTTAAACCACCAGCTCGCTACTTCCTTTGTGTACTTGGCCATAATGCGCGGGGGCCCCGCTTGAAAGTAATCACAGGCGACCGCGCTCAATGTGCACGCAAATGTGTTCAACCACCATTGCTCCAGCGCATTAACATCCCACGTTTTTTGTTGCTGCTCCGTCGTAAAGAAATGCACCACGAGGTCACGCTCCACGAGGGCGTGCTCCTCTAAGAAGTAGCGGTAGCCCGTGGATACAAAGGACAGCACTGCGGGCAAAAGCATGTCCCCCGTACCCGAAAACGCGGTAGCAGCATTGCCCTTATCTACCTGCGACACCTGCACCGTACGCTCAGCGCTTGTCATTCATCACCTCAACGGAAGTGATCGTGACACTATCTTCATATTGCCCCCCGGGCAACTGTCGGATGTTCTGCACTTCGGTCGTATCGTTACTGAGCGCAATTCGCTGCAAGCTTTCGTTGAGCTGCGTGTTCTCCCCGCCCGCTTCACGAATGATGGTGCTCAAGTCTTTTGCCACCGACGCAAGATCCCGCGCCTGCGTGGTGTACTCCGGACCCCCTCGCTGCAACGTGTCGGACAACGCGGTCATCGCCATTTGCTGAACGCTCTGCGCTAGCTTCATTCGTTCAATGCGATTTGGCATCAAGCCGTGGCGCATCTGAAGACGCATCGCTGCGATCTGAGGGGATACAGCGTTCACCGCTACGTAGCGCGGGTCGTTGTACAAAGCCCGCTGCATCGCTTTGTAGCGCACCAGGGTCTCCGCATCCGGGTTGCTTCCGGCCGCCATGTCTTCCACGCGAATCGATATGAGCGCGCGAAGCTCCGTGTGGTCTACGAGGCTCGTGTTGAAGAAGAAGTGCTCGTAGTACTCCACCGACTTAGGATTCACATGAACGCCAAACCGTCGCAAGCGAAGGCAGATGCTCATTAAGGGTTCTTCCGCCAAGATGAGGGACTCGATCAGCTCCTTCGAGCGGGGCGTGGTCAACATCTCCAGCGCTTCGAACGTGTAGGTATTTCGGAAGAAGAGATGGTGGACCCGATGCCTCTGTAAAAAGCGGTAGGAAGGGACATCGCTCGCCATCAGCGGACGAAAGGGCGTCGGCGGGCGCAAGCCCGCGCGCAGCTTCGTCAAGTAACTCGCTCCTGGGTAATCCAGTTGGTGTTCCCTCAAGGTCCGAACAATGTCGGCGTCCGACAGCTTGTCGGGTAGCAGCATGAGGTACTTGATGTAGTACTCCGCGGGGCTTCTTCGAATCACCTGGGCAGTCTACACTGCGAAAGAGGTGAATTGGTGTTCGTGCTCCACGCCGCCGGTGGCGGGGCTCGGAGCACGAACGTTAGCTCCTGATTTAGGAACCTTGGAAACCGAGGATCTTGAGACCCTCAATGACCTCTTCCGTCGACCGCACTGCGCGCTCGAGTGCCGACTGCGGCACGTTCGAGAGACCGCAGCGCACGGCGAAGAGCAACTCACACATCTTCGTCTGCACGTCTTCGATGTCCGGAAGGTAGCTAACAAAGGTCATGATGTTCTCGGGATTGATGAACCCGAGGCTCAAGACCGTGTCAACCATCTGCGGATCGGGGAAGCTCGCCGCTTCTTTGAGAAGGAGCGGCTGTTTGAAACCGGCTATGGCACCCACAATTCCAGCCGCCTTCTCGAGGGCCTGCTTCATCTGATCGCCCTTCGGAGCAACCAAGCACGCCACCTTGATCGGCTCCGGCCGGCTGAAGGCCACCGCCGCGGCCAGCTTCTCCGCGGCGTAATTCATCTCCACCCCAAGCCCCGCGAGGAGAAAGATCGCGTCATCCAGGGACAAGAAGCTGCGCTGCTCCGTCGCGATCTTGGTCAGAGGCGTCCCCCGCAGAGTAAAGGACATTCCGTCGGAGACCACCTCAACGTGCGCCAGCTTGCTCTCGGGGTTGGCTGCCGTGGCTTCCTCACTGCTCAAGAGCGAAATGTGATCGGCGCCATCAAGGGGCAGCCACTTCCACTCCGCGGGGATCAACACCCGGCCGTTGTCCACGGGGGTCACGTCGACCAGGTTGGGCTGCACGGACAGCGTGACCTTGTCGCCCCCGAACGTCGTGCCGTTGTACACTCGGGGTTGATCGCCTTGCGTCACCGAGTCCTGCAAATCGAAGGGCACCGTCATACGAACGCCCCCGTCGCGCTCGGTGTAAAACGTGCCGTGCTGCCCAATGGGCCCCGAAGGCAAGCTCACGTTGGCGCCCCCCGCAGGTACGCCATGAATGTCGCTCTGCACCGCGACCGTGCTGCCGTTGGTGAACAAGGCGATCGGAATCTCGGATCCATGCACATCGACCAGCTGAGGCACCACGTACCCCAATTGCTCTTTGCCCCCGCTGTCCATGACCTTGTACATCCCGGGCTTGGTCACCACCGATGCCGTCGCGGGTGCGTCCTCCGCCGTCTTCTGCAGGTTCGTACCTAGTGTGCAGCAACCGGTCAGATCCGCCTGCATGGCCACCTTGGTCCCGAAGCTCCGCACCACGTCCCCGCGATTCATCAACGCTTCTTGCGGATCCCAGTACCGGCGGCTCGCCGTCTTTACCTTGTAGCCCTCCACGGCTTTTTGCACTTGGACCACGTCGGGCTTGAGCCACTGCTCCCACGCCGCGTGCTTCGTCTGCTCCTGCGCGGCAAGTACCAGTCGCAGCGCGTCGTAGAAACGAGAGGACGCTACCTTGATCCGAGAAAATGCGTTGGGGCCTAGGGCATTTACTTCGTTTGCGGCATGCTCCGCATCGAAACCGTCCAAGGTGGGGAGGATGGCAAGCAGCACCGAGGCTTCTTTTTTTGCATCCACTTTGACCGCAGGCACCAACGACCTCGCGGCAATCCCCGGATACTTCTTGGCCACCGCCGAATAGACCCTGGTCTTCTCCGCGGGTGAGCCGTGAGCGCCGACCATCGACAGCGCAGCCTTCGCATGGGTCGCGTTCTCGATAGGGTACTTGCCTGTACCGCCGGGGCCTTCGCCCTTCGGGATTGCAAAGTTCTTCGGCTTGATGTGCTCGCGCGCTGATTGTGTGAGGACGTTCGCGTCCTTCTCCGCAGCGCTCAGAATGAACGCTTCGAAGGCACTGGACGCTTCGTCCGCGGCCGCGAGCTTCATGCCCACCTTGCCAATGCCCATCCCGCCGGCCGCGTTCATCGCGATGCCGCCCCCACCAAACCCGTAGTTCTGACGGTAGGGTGGGTAGAGCTGACCAATCATGCTCTGATCCCCCGGCGTTCGGCTGGTGACGTCAAATGCCTGGGGCCGAAAGAGCGCCTGACGCAGCCGGTTTTCCGTCAGCGGGATGGTCGCGCCGGTATCATTGATCAGCAAGTCGAAGGGGCTGAGCTTCTTTTCCCGGATGATGAAGGGGATGCGCACCGTACGGATGCCCGCCGAATCCAATTGATCCTGCGGCGTATCCATCGGGGCTTCTGTTTGGTTCTGGATCTCGACGTGCCCTAGCCCGTACCCCCGTTCCGCGTCCACGCTCGCCATGCGCACATGGGGTTGGTAATCGGTAATGTAGGGGACTTGCTTGTAGAGCTCTTGAAGAATCTGTTGCGGCCACTGATTCGGATCGTCTGGAAGATCGACCTCGCCCGCGCTTTTCTCGATGAACACTTCGGGGGCGTAGAAAAGAGGCTGCATCATGGTTTCTATACCTGAAAGAGTACATCGAACGATGCTTGAACTGAAGGCGCTGCGCTTAGCAGCACGATACCAAAAACGGGATCGCTAGGCTGAATGACGTTGGTACCGTCAATAAGACCCCCGGCAAATAAGCCGTTCACCTCCGTGCCCGTGGTCGCCAAGGAATCCCCGGCGAAGGTAAACGCGAATACGGGGCCGGCGTTTAAACTGGCGGCGAGTTGCGCCGTAGCACGTAGCGCAGGGATTTTGATCGCGAGAGCCAGCTGAATAGCCAATTGCAAGCCCCCCAGCTGAATCGACAGCGTGCCCGCCAACGCGATGGAAGCGCTGAGCTGCACACCAATTTGAATTGAGGGGATAGGAAATTCGAGGGCTAGGGACAACGCCACTTGAATGTTGGCGAGCGCCATGAGCACCGCTTGAATCCCAGCGAAGGGGTTACCCACCTGAATGCTCAGGCCCACCGACATGGACAGCGTCGCCATGAGGCGCGCGCTGATGTCGAGCTGAAAGGGGCCTAGGCCCGCCGCGATGAGCGCGTCGATTTGGATGCCAAGAGGTACCAAAAACCCAACCGCCACCGCGAGGCCCACGTTGAAGCCGCCCAACGTACCGCTTTTGAGCGCACCCAGAGCCATCGCTTAGCCTTGCGGCCCCGGGACCAACACCGTGCTGGATCCGTTGGTGATAAAGCCGGTGAACATCGCGCCCGCTGAGATGACACCTGGCGTCCCCGGTACGGGTGCGCTCAGGATAATAGGTACGGGCGTTGCGATAACAATGCTCACCGCTGAGCCGACGGTGGCCACGGGGGTGTCCCCTCCGTTAATGGTTACCGCGCCCTTATCCGACGTAATCTGAACCCCAGTACTTCCCACCAACCGTAGATTTTCTGTCGCCTGCAATTGCAGTGACTTACCCGAGGTCAGCGTCATCCCCTGATCTGCCGTAATACGAAGTTGATTTTTGACGCGGATGTTGACGCTTGCTTCAGCGCGCAAGAACCCAGACCCTGACCGGTCAAAAAACATCTTCAACTTGGTCAGGTTCTCTACGCCGCTCACCGGCGAACCCGCTTCCACGTTGAAGCCGGCCGGTGCGATCACGAACTCAGCAACGATAGTGTCGGCCCCTACACCCATCGCCGTGTTGTTCGAGGTCTCGCCTGCATCCCCCGAAGGTTCTGGAACAGGCTGATGCACTTGCCCAACAGCAATGCGTAGATCCGCCTGGGCATCGTTGGCAAACAACCGGAACGTCTGACGAAACTCGGTCTGAGGATTATCGTCGGTGTAGCTTGTGGACAGTCCCCAGTTAATGGAACCCCCAGTATTGTGATGCTCGTAGTTTTGACTGATGTCCGTAATGATATTGCCGAGCGGTATGTAAATGCGCTGGGCGAGCTCCGTCGACCCCACCTGGAGAACGCCCCCGCGATGCATAATCACGAAGTTGCCGTCCCGCCCTTGCCATATCATGTCCCCGGGCTTACCCCGTGCACGACCTCCAGAGAAAACCGCACCCTGGTTAGTACCTGTGGTATCCGCTGCGTCTTCTGCCGCAGCGCTCGAGGAGGGATCCTCGGGGGTCTCCATAGGCATGATGAAAGCCAGCACAAAAGGCGGGGGCCCGTCACTGGGTAAACATACCACGCACTTTGCGTTCACTTCGGGAACAACCGACCAACCTTCTCCGCGATTAGGATGAAGGTAAGGGCCCGCAACCTGAATGTTCGGGTAGAACTTCTGGTCAAACTGAGAGCGTACATCGACGGTCCAGGTGGCCAAATTAAAGTCTAAGACGCGAGATTCGTGAATAAACGCGGGCGAAGCCCCGTGGGGCTGCGTCCACGAACTGCGCATGCTGGTACGCTCGAGCGGCGTACGCGCATCCGTATGGGGATCGGTGATGTAGCGGCCCATCAGTATGCGTGGGACGCGACGTCTTTAAGGTGCGGCTTGTCGAAGACGTTGACGTTGGTCATTCCAAACTCGGCTCCGTAAGCCATGCCTGCTACCGGGTTGTTCCCGTGCAGATCAGAGGAAGCCCCGAGGGCGGCACTCGCGGGCAGTCCCTGCGCTGGATCCCGCAAGCGCTCATGGTTCAACTTGGCCATCCAATCCTCTTGTACCTCAAGGGGCATCACGCTGATACCTTTCATAATCGGCGTGTGCTGAATCGGCTGAAGACCCTGCGCTATAAGCTGTCGGTTGGCTTCTTGCACTTTGGCACGCGACGCGTACTGTCCCTTGATCATGGTTTCATGATCCCCGGGGTTAATGACACGGGTCAGGTCGCTAAGGGCGCGCACCACAGTCTCCGTGTTCTGACGGCGAACGCCCTCGCGACCGTAAATGTCATGCAGCTCCGTCACCAAGTGGTTTTGCACTTGAGCCATACTTCCCGTGACGGCGTACAAGTCATGGGGATTGACATAGGTGCGCGCCGGATCCGTCAAAGGGTCTCCCGCGCGCACCTTCATACCGACTTGCAACCCCGTCCACTTCGTGCCCCCGGGTAAGGTGGACTCGGTCTGCCCAGGGAGCGGTTTGAAGAGCGGGTTACCCTGATCATCGTTGGCGATGTGGTGCTTGACGCCACCAATCCACGCCACGTGACCCGTGGGATCTTCTTCAATTTTCTCAACCACACCATCCTTCGCAGCCAAACGCGCCGCGTTCGGGATTTCCTTGGGCAGAGACGTCAACTGCTGGACGCGAATAAAATCGTTGACCAAGTTTGCGCCACGCTCCGCTACACCGCCTCCATGAAAAGCTTTGAGCGTGAGCTGAGTAGCGCGTTCCCCAAGAGCTTGCGTAGCCAAAATCCCAACGTTCGTTCCCAAGGAATAATGCTGCCCATCGGGCGCCAGGCCCGCGCACTTCTGACAAACGCCGGTTCCGTTGTCGCACTTCAATGTTGAGCGGACCAACAAAGTTGCGTTCTTATCCGCGGCTTTGATTGTGGACGCTACCTGCGGCGTAATCACCGTGTCCTTCGCGTACGTCACACCCCCAATGGTGTGTTCCTGTGCCAGAGTACGGTCAAAGATATCCTGGGAGTGGATAGGCAAGTGCAGCCCGTTATCCGTACCGCAATCATGCTTCGTAACCTGTAGGCCCATCGTTACGTTGATGAGCTTCTTCGTAAAGTACCCCGGTTCGCGCACCTCTTGAACTTTGAGTACTGATCCTCGGCGCGCACCGGCCATCTGCGTCCAGTAGGAGCTCACGTCCAACCCCTCGGAGTAACTCTTCGTTACCGGCGTCGAAATCACACGGTTCTGGCTGTCCACCATGAGCATCGGGGCCAGGCGAAGCTGCCGGTATTGAATAGGCCCCGGCTTCACACCCGCTTGCTGCATCAGGTACAGGTTATTGGGATTGGCCGTCATCTTCGTATCATGCTCTTTCAGCATCTGGTCCGTTGCATCGTGCCAGGTGTTGACCACATGCTGTTCTCGCTCGGCGTCACTAAGATCCGTGCGCGCATTGATCTGTTCCACCTTTTTAGTTGCAGCCGCCACGATAGGATCCCGCGTGGCCTTGTCCGGCGTAAAGTCGTTCAAGCTCAAGGAATGCGTACCCATAGGCAAGTACTGAACGTTGTCCTTGGGGTGTTCCCCATCTTTCTCGACAGCCGCCGCCGTTCCCTGCGTTGCCGGGTTAGGGATCTTGAGAACACCGAAGGCGGCGTCGTACCCGAGGCGCATCAGCTTGACCGCCGAATCCGCGAAAGCGGCCTTGTGTTCCTTGGCGATCTGCGTGTACACGCGATCCGTACCCTTTTTATTCAAGGACAGATTCATGTTGTGCAACATGTCGTGCTGCATCGATTCCGGAACGGCGGACGCCAACAAGATACGCCCGGCCGTCGTGGGCTTCCCATCGACCGTTGCGGTTTCGGTCACCGTCAGCTTTCCCGCTTGTGCCGCTTTGAGTAAGGCGGCATGGGAGTCGAATGTCTTTCCGCTATCCCCTGTAACACGCGAGAGTTTGAACAAGCCCAGGCTGGCTTCCAGACTCGGCTGGTAAATAACCTTGCCGCTGGCTTCGTTGTATACATTTCGGGAAGGCACCATGCCCTTGGCTTCTTCAACAGCGTCGCGCCCGATGGGTACGTAGAGTGCCATGGTGTCGCCGTCGAAATCGGCCGTGAAGCCCCCGGTAGTTAAGGGGTGAATCTGAATGGCTTTCCCCGGGACGCGCTGCGGCCAAAAAGCTTGCACGCCGTGCTTGTGCAGTACCGGATCGCGCTTGAGCAGCACGGGGCGCTCCGCCATCACCTTATCGAGCGCCTGGTACACCGCGGGATCTTTCTTCCCCGGTTCAGACAAAAGCGCATGCGCTTCCCGTGGTGTACTAGCGGCTCCGATTTCTTGCAGCTTGTTCACTACAAACGGGCGGAACAAGTCGAGCGCCTTCTTTTCCGGTAGGCCCACCTGGTCAAGCCCCATGGATGCATCTGGCGTGATGGTGGCGCGCATGGTCATGTCTTGACGACGCGATAAGAGCGTATTCTGGAAGTAACCTTCTTTGGGTGCAGAGCCCGCGATTTGAAGGAGCACTCCCTTGCCTTGCTTGCCCCGGGTCGCCCAATCTTCCCCCACCCCCATGAGCGCTTTCACGCTGTCGTACAAATTGAAGCGATCCTCCTTCTTGTCATGGTCGCTCAAGTACTTGTAGTTGGGGGATTGCATTGCGGACGCGAGCTGCCCAGCGCGCGTGTACAAGCTGTTCAGATCCGCTTCGTGTACGTTACCGTTCGGCAAAAAACTTGCGGGCCGCATGATGGGTGGGATCACGGGCAGGTTTTCGAGAACGTAGGCGTCCTTTGGATGAATCCCTGCCTTGTCCAAAGTGGACAGGTAGCGCACCTGCTTCGAAAGCTGATCAAGTTTTGGAGTAACATCTCGATGCGCGAGGTTCGCGGGTACCTTGAGCTTGTCGAGAGCGTCCTTAGCTTTCTTGAGCTCCTCTTTTACGTCGAGCTCACCCAGCATATGCGCGATGGCGGCACCCCCCGCTTTAGAGCCCTCTGTTCCCAAGGGAACAACCTTGCCGTCCTTAACCGCGGCCTCACCGTTAACGATGTCCGCGTACTGCCCCTCTTTAAGGCCAAGAACACGCTGGATCGCATGCTCGAATACGGGGTTGGGGACGGGCTCCGGAAGAACAATGTGCGACCAGTTCTGCCCCCCATGTCCTCCCGTAATCGCGGGGTCGAAGACGCCGCCTTTACGCGCGACGGGCTCATCCCCTGCTTTACCCTTCTTCGAAATGACGCTGTAGCCCGGATTGGGTAACGCCCCCGCGCTTTGCGCGAGAATCTGTTGATTGGTGAGGGGAGTCAACTGAAGTGTATGCCCGCGCTTCGTGACGTTGATACCCGCAGCCGTCAGCATGTCCTCGAACTTTTGGAACGCGAAGGTCTTCTTCGGAGGGGGTGGTGTTTCCCCCGTTTGAATGGCACGCCACACTTCATTGTGAAGGCTGTCCCAACGCTCTTTTCGATCCGCACCCTCACTCTTCCAAGTCTGCATCTCCCGGATATTGTGCTTCGCACCGTGCGCGAGCATCCCGTACAATCCCAGGTTACCCATGGACTGCCCGCCCGTCTTACCCCCTTGCGCGGGAATGAGCGTGTCCGCATCATAATGCTCTGGTTCGGCACCCTCAAGAGGCATACCAGAGCGCACGCTCACCTTCTTATCAATTTGAAAGTTCAACTTCAGAAGGTGCTGAGGACCTACCAAAGCTTTACCGAGGGATTGCCCACTCACGGGGTCAATTACTTCTTCGGTATCCGTAAGCCCGTGTTCTTTGAGCGCCTTCTTCACACGATCGAGTTGGTCTACACCGTGCTCGAAGTTGTTGACGATGTAGGTCTGCCCCGTCTTCTCTGCAATCTTACCGGCCGCCGTTTCCAAGACCTGACCCATGTTCATGCGCCCGGGAACGCCGCTAGGATTCAAGACGACTTCAATTGGACGCCCGTCCGCTGTGTGCGGCATCTCTTTGTCGGGAAGGATAGTGGTGATGACCCCCTTGTTCCCGTGACGCCCCGAGTTGCCCGACCAAACAGCTTTACCGTTTCGGCGAACGTAGACAACGTGCCCGGGAACACGGACGCAGTACACCGGCTTGGTGTAGTTCTCGACGAAGTATTCTTCTTGAGCACGCTGCTTCTTTACGTGGCCGTTATTAACCTGAGGCTCCAGCTTCGTTGTAACGATGCGCACCTCGTAGGAACGCGCACACCACGAGGGCTTACCTTTGATCGTTTGCCACCCTTCCTCGGCGTGAATACGGACGTTACCGGCGTAGCCCACGTGCAGAGCCAAACGCTGAACATCATCGGCTAGACGTTTTGACGAGGTAAAGTACGCCACAGGACGCCCCGTCATCATTGAAGAACTATTCCCCCACATCAACCACTTAAAGAGAATGCAGAGGCTGTCCCGCGAAAAACTGAAGATGTGCTCCGGGATGTACTTGACGCGTGCACGCCCAAGAACACGAAAGTGCTCAAGCCATTGCTTGGAATGGATGGTAACGCGGGAGCAGGTCGCGCCGTTCGTACGACTGAAGGCGATGTTCGCCTCGGTTAGCGCACGGCACAGTTCTTCGAATTGCGGTCCCGTTGCTTTGTCAATGGCGATGCCGTAGTCCCCCGGCTGATCAAACGTGTGCCCGTTAGACACGTAGGCCCCCAAGAGCATGCAGTACACCGAGACGGGCAACCGTACTTCGGGCAACATCCGAGAACCGTTACCGTACTGACCGGCACGAACGCACAGAGCGGGGAAGGCAATGTACTCCGGGTCATGCCCTTGCCAGAGCCCACTCTTGGCGTAGCGAATGCGACGACCAAAAAGCGTAGCCGCCGGCGTCAACAAAAAGTCGGAGGCCCCCCGCTCCTTGACAAACATGTCGTGCTTATCGGTAACGAGTAAGTCGACCTGCCGGCTTTTGATGCGGTACATACGCCCGCCGGTTGGGTAAGCAAAAACCGCATCGGGACTTTGATAAACAATGTGCCCGTCAACACGAGAGCAGACTTCGTCGGCACACGTTACATCCGCCACTGGAAGCCACCCGCGCGCGGTAAGCATCTCCGTTTCTTCGTCGTAACACATTTTATCGCCTACTTGCATAGGCTCTACGGTGCGCACATGTACGGTGACATTACCCTCTTCATCTCGATGAATGCCCACCACTTCACCGGGATGCTCACTCTTCCACGTCAAGCTGGAGTCCAGCGTTTGACTGCTTAGACTCTTACGAATCTTGCTCAGAGAGTACGACCCCTTGGAGTCAAACGGGCGGGATGCCACCACCAGCGGATCGCCCGTACGCACGGTTTGACCAACGCGTACGACCCCTGCGTCATCCAGGTGTTCTAGCTGCTGCGTCTCGAAGGATGTTGGGTGCAACGCCTTGTACTTCGCGAGGCCCGTAATGGCATCAGGCCCCAACGTAATCGACGGCTTATGCATGTGCTCACTCGCCATTTTGGCGGCGGCGGTCTGGCTAATAGCGATGCCGTCTTCGAAGTTGTGTCCCTTAAAAGGAATGTAGGCGACCAGCAAGTTCTTTCCGAGTGCCAACTGACCATTGCGCGTGAAGTTGTTATCGGCCAGAAGCTGCCCCGGTGTAACCGCATCCCCCTCCTTTACAGCCGGCGTACTATGAAGAACTGCCTTTGGATCATTGAGGGGAAAGTTGTTGTAGATGGTGACGTGGTGGTCCTTACCCTCCTTATCCTGCACGGTGATCGCGTCGGCCGTGACCTTTGTCACCGTACCCGCCGTAGGCGCGATGTGGGCAGACTGCCGTCCCATGAATTCTTCAAAGGTACGCACACCCGTCGCCCGCCCTGTTCCCGATTGGACTAGGGGAGCGTCCCGATCGTGCAGGCTGATCGCCTGCTCGATATGATGGGTGGCGTAGCTCGCGCGGTTACCTGAATTGTTTCCTAGAAAAGGAATCAAGTTCGAAGTCATGCTGAAAAGCTGACTTGGGCTTCGCATCACGTAGTCCGCGGAAGAAGCGTCGGCCTCTACCAGCTCGTTGCCCTTCTGCGACACCATCACGCGCTTACCCACGGGGATGGGCGTGCTCTTATTCCACGTTACCTGGTCGGGCATCATCACCACGGACTTGTGGTACGTCACAGGATCAATGTGGTCCATCTGCTGCGTGCGCAGGTTGTACACCGGGATGAGAGGCGTGTTCCCGCGTTTAATGACACCCATCGGAAGGTGCAAAGTTACCCCAGTTTTGGACCCTTCGGGGGTATGTATGGAATCCAAAAACCCGATTTGACTAGGGTTTATGAGCTTTGCCGACTCACTGATGGCGTTGTCGCTCTGGATTCCCCCGGGCCCCATGATGGTCGTTTGAAAGCTCGAAGTCAGCATCTCGACGGGGTTGACCTGATCGGCCGTACGCGCCAGCGCGTTCTCGGTGAATGTAGCTTTAACCGGCCTGCTGAACATGTTGCCGTGAATCACCTGGCGGATGCTGGTGGCGGTATTGATCTTACGTGCCGTGCGCGCTTGGAGCGCTTTCTTCGTCTTCCAGTCGGTCAGGCCCTTCTTGGCGAAGTCGGCCACCGTGTGCAAATCCTTGAAGACGAGGCTGTCTCGCTCATCCTCAGGAATCTCGCCGCGTTGCACGCCAATCATCTTGGTCGTAACGTCGTGCAATAGATTCCCGTTCACGTGGTCATAGGGCTTCCCAAGCGTTATCTGCGTCACCTCGGGGCGTATCTTCGAACCCTCCATCGTATCGATGAAGTGCTGCCGCGCTTCTTCGGTGCTCGTCGGTGCACGCTTCTTGTCAGCTTTGTAGAAGCGCTCAAGCGCCGTACCCGCTGCGCGGGCGCCTCGGTTCGCCGCCAAGACCTCTTTCCCCCAGGATGCTTGAAGCGTGTCGTCGTCGACACCGAGCTCTTTCATGAGGGGGTAGACGGGGATGTTCTTTGAGTCCCCGCGTATCATGGAAAAAACCTTGGTCTCTGGATCCAACGTGATGTCGAAGGGGCGCTTTCCCTGCACGTTGAACTGAGACTTCAGCTCCCCGTCTTCTTTACGGCGCGTGTACACGCCTGGCTTAAGGCGCCACTGGTTATCCACCTGGTATTCCCGCCCATCAACGATGTAGGCGTGCCGCTGGGTCATGTACGGCAAGTCCGCCAGCTGAATGCTCTTTCGATCGAGGACCTCTCCCGTTTGATTGTTCTTCAGAGCCAGCGCCCCAAAGACCGGTACCGTCCAGGAGCGCCCCTCGACTTTGGCCTTGTGTTGCTCCGTTAGATCATTGAAATCCCGTGCGTGCTCACGCACGTCGACGCCCTCGAGATGGATGCTCTGCTTTGACCCCGTGATGGGGAAGTGCGCTTGCAACCCCTCGATGACGTTCTGCTTCAAGTCGGCGAACGCTTCCTTGGGATTGAGGTAGGCCATGGCCGCCTAGCGTACCGCGAGGAGGTTCGCTCCTACAAGAAACGCAGTTTCGCAGGGATAACAATCACGATGAGAAAGCAAACCCCCAAGAAAGAAACACCGCCGATACCCCCGGAAACGTCACAGCTCTCCCAGGACGTTGCGGAGCTCTACATGACCTTCGACGAAGGAGAACCCGACAGCGAAGAACCCCCAACTGTACCGAAGAAAGGAAGCAACGCTGCATGAAACAGGGAGAGGTCCCCCTCTTCCTATTAGCCGCGGTGGTCGGCGTTCTCCAGGGCATTGCCTGGTGGCTCGCAGACCACAGTGGTTTTTTACCCCAAGAGGAGGCTCGTCGTGCCGCTAACAAAAGAGTTCGAAGTCATTCCCGGCACCCGTCTATTAACATCACTATTGGGCCTGTGGGGTAGAACCTTCCAAGACCCCATCATGCCGCAGCGCCGCTGGACCGTTGAGAACACGCTGTGCCCTGTACTCGAAGAGCGCACCACGCTTCTTACGCGCTCTGTGCGCAGCAAAGACCCCCTGCGCCTGCGCGTGGTTGATCAATATGGAATCGTGTCTTTCATCGGGCAGTTCGACTTCGAATTACTCTGCGGGGATGCAAAACCGGGGGACATCAATCCTTGGACACAAGAAGAACGCTACGAAATCGGAGATAGGCGCCGTGGGTGGGTAGGGCTGCATGCCTACCCAGACGACGTTGAAGACGATCTCTTTCTGCGTGAGCTTGAACTACGCCAACAAAATGACTATCGCGTATCTGACTTGTTGCTTCATGGTTTTGATCTCCCACGTTACTTGCACACGGGGGAGCGCGTCGATGAACAATTCCTCGATACCTATTTGGGGGATTTCGACCCCTTAGGGTGCCCCCGCGACTTGAGCCTCGAAGCGCTCAGTAAACGCTGGCTGCACATTCAACGGGAGGTAATGACATGGCAATGAGCAGCCTGGCTAGGGAAACACTGGCGAACCGCGTCGTCATGCAAAGTGACCACGTGTGCAACAGCTGCAGCAAACTCGTAGCGGCTGAGACGCCAATTTGTCTACTGCACATTGTCATTGCGAACGTTACGCAAGATGACTGTGGGCGGGTCTTCGAAGTACCTCTGCCCCTTCTGGCCGCAGATGGCGAGTATCAGTACCATCCCTACTATCTGCATGAAGATTGCTGGGATGAAACACGCTCAACCCTTCGCTACATTTACAAGGACCAGCCTCCCGTGCTCGTAAGCGGTGCATTTGTTGTGGCCGCTTGCACAGGGTGCGGCTCCGACATTCTTCAGGGGGAAAAAACGGGGATCGTCTATGACGGTAGCTTCGTTCTTTCCGATCGCGCCCCCAACCGCGAATGGGCCCTGGATTTTATTACGATACCGCCTTTTGAGTACATCTGTTCCGTATGCTGCAACGACATCAACCTGAACCTCTTGGAAGGGCTGTGGGGTACCGGGGAGCACATTCTACAGAACAACGAATGCGTGGAAGGAATCACCACGCGCTGCTGGCGCAACGGGCCTTGTAACCGGGCGGCCGGGTACTGCATTGCACGAAGGAATACATGAACACACTCACGGTAACGGTCAGTGGTAAAGCGCATAGCGACAAACGAACGCTGGCGCAGCTTCTCTACCGGTTTCTTAAGGAATACGGCGTTAACGTCGGCCTGTATGAAGGCACTGAAGACATCAAGGAGCAGGATTCACTGCTCAAGCAACGGGAGCTGAACGTTCTATTCGGTCTAATCGCTGCGGTAGAACCCATGCGCATTGATATTCGCGTTGTGCAAAGTGAGCCCACCGAGAGTGCCTAGGAGATCCGTGTGCGGTTGACCCACGTTCTCGTGGACCCGCATGCCTTTCGTCGTGCTCGAGAGCGCTGGCAGGCCGCTAGCGCTCTCGACGACGAAGCGCTACGCGCCCTTTTTAGGGCTAGTTTACAAGAAGCAGAGAACCGCAAAACAGCTGTGCGTATTCCCGGGGGACTCTACGTGCCCTTCACCTTGGCGGATGAAGACGGGTTTCTTGTTGTACGGGGTAGTTTCTTGAAAACGGCCATGCCGGCTCGTTTTTGTCCTGACGTTGTCGCATTCATCGAAGAAAGAAAACAACATGGATCGCTTTGAGAGTTTGCTGGTGGCTAGCATGTCCACGCCGCTCGCCAAAGGGCCGATGGCGCCCTTCCAAGAAGGCAATTGGGGCATCAATTTATGCTCCATTGGAGGGTCGGGCGTTGGCAAAAGCGAGCGCATCTACGCCATCGGAAAGATGCTGGGCTTGCACGTCTACCCGATCTTCGCCTCCACGAAGATCCCGGAGCACATCGGGGGCTACCCGGTTATGACGCCCGTTGGCTTCTCTCTCGAATGCGCGCTGCCCCAGATTCGCGCTGCCATCAACGACGAACGTGCCATTCTTTTTCTCGACGAGATTTCATCCGCGCCGCGCGCAGTACAGGCAGCGCTTCTCTCCTTGATGAATGAGCGCACCATCGGTGAGTACAAGCTGCCCCCGGGTGTACGCATTGTTCTCGCAATGAACCCCCCAGATATTGCAGCTAACGGCCGAGAGCTTGAAATCCCCTTCGCTAACCGCGTACTGCACTACGCGTACACAAATCCTACGCTGAAGCAATGGGACGAATACATGAACGATGAGTACGAGCCCGACATCCCCAATTTGACCAACAGTGAAGCCCGCGTTCGCGCCAACTGGGGGCTTCACTTCGGCGCTGTATTACGCGTAACCCACGATTTTCTGGCGTCGTCGGGCGGCACCTACAAGCTGAAAAAGGGAGAGGGGGAGGATGATGGAAAGGAGCACTACCGCCTCTATGACCAACCAGAGGCAGACGACCCCCGCGCCGCGGGCCCCTGGCCTTCTCACCGTACGTGGTCGTGGGCTGTCAACGGCGTCACCACCGCCCGCTGCCTTGGATTAGGAGAGCGCACCCAGCTCGACGTCGTTGCGGGCCTGGTCGGCGCAGGGCTCGCTGCCGACTGGGCCGTCTTCATGAAGAAGCTGAATTTGCCCAATCCCGAAGACGTACTCCTGAAGGGCTGGCAGATTCCTAAGCAGCTCGATGTTGTACGCACGGTGCTGTCCTCGTGCGCCATTTACGTAGCTAACGAAGCGGACCCCGTAAGGGGAGCGCAGCTGGCAACTAGCTGCTGGCTCTTGCTGTTCAACGCGGCGAGCTTTGGTTACGCCGATGTCTGTACACGCCCCGCGAAGACGTTACTTCGTGCCCATTACGACGGGAACCATCCAGACCCTCATCTTCAAGAAGCTGTAGCGCAGACCACTGGCCTGCTCTACGACAAGGGGCACCTAAAGTACATCGGGGTTACCTGATGGACCGTTCTATCGTCTCTGAGGCACTCTCACGCCTTTCCCTCGGACGTGCCTACGTCAACTCTCGCGCCGACTACTATGACGGGATCCTGCTCGACATGGTGGTGGAAGTGGTTGACGTCCCGGGGACCACCATGGGCATTACGCAGGGCTTGGTGCTCTACGTTAACGGCCCCTGGCTGCTGTCCGATCCTGAAGTTCAGGCAGAAGATGTTATCGGCAGCTGCCTCGTACATGAGAGTGAACACATTCTACGCGGCTTTGAACGTGTCATCGCCCTCCCCGATGAAAACCTAGCGGGCATCGCCGCCGATGAAGCCATCAACTTCAACCTTCAAGAAGAAAAGTGGCCATTGCCCTCCTGGGTTATTTACCCCTCGACCTACAACCATCCCCCCAACTTGACCCTCGAGCAGTACTACAGCCTGCTCGAGGAAGAGCTGCGGAGAAAAAACAAAACGCTGCAACAGCTCATGGACGGCAAGCAGCCGAAGCAAGCCGCCACATCCTGGCAACCCAAGATCGGCGCGGGCGGTTGTGGCTCCGGGGGAGGGCACGCTGTAAACAAAGAACTCGAGGCGGCGCTCGACGCCGCCTACGGGAAGAATGAAGCCGAGGTCCTCTGCGCCAAACAACAAACCCTCGATGCGATTGAAGCGGCTCTCGACGGCCCTGGGCGCTTCAAGACAATGATCAAAGCGCGCTACAACGCGCCCGAAGTGGATTGGCGTAAGCTCTGCCGCCGCCTCATTCAACGCAGCGCAGAGCACATCGCCGGAAACTCTGTTTACTCCATGCGAAACCCCAGCGTCGGAGGGCAGCTTGCAGGTGTGCTTTGCGCGGGATTGGTGGACCATCGTCCCAACGTTGTCTTGGTCGAAGACACCTCGGGATCCATGGGCCACAAGCAACTCCTCAGCGCGCGCAGCGAGGTGTATCACTTGATGCGCAGCGTGGGCATCGAAGAAGCAGTGCACCTTCAAGTCGATGTCTACGTTCAATCTGATCGGCGTATTCGCCTACGCGACTTACCAAAGATCGATTACAAGGGCCGGGGAGGAACGGACTTCACCAAAGTTTTCGATTACGTAAGAAGGAAGTACCGCGACGCTAACCTGCTCGTTTACTACACCGACGGCGATGGCACAGCGCCCGCAAAATCTCCTCGCGGATTAGACGTCATCTGGTGCATCGTGCGAAGCCCCTACGCGCGACGCCCGGCACCCTGGGGACACCTAGTGGTGTGCGACAAGAGCCAAAAGCTCTAAGAACCGGGCGCTCTCTTCGGAGGGCGCCCCGTGTTTCTTTTAGCTGTTCTTTTGCTCTGGATGTAAGAGCTTGTCTGCAGCAAACCTGGTGGCATCCCAGTCCGGTAACGGCACGGTCTTTCCCGCCAGCGCATGCGTAGAATCTGAACAATACGCGATCTCGCCATTCGTCACGTGGGAGTGACACCGTGGGTAACCAACGGCCGGCTCTGCATGCACCAAGACAGGTGGAGAAAAGGTCGGCGCCGTAGAGGATCCATTGAAGGACCAGCCACTCGTAACGCAGTGAACCGACTGACACCCCGGGCAGAAAAACGACCAAGAGTAGTGCCGCCCATCGGGCAAGCGGGCTTCATGCAGCTTCGTACCCATAGCTAGATCAACGCCTGCATCCGCCGTGGGGGCAATGCTTCGGGCAACGGACGCATGTCCACGCCCCCCGTTTCCGAGCCCCCCTGAGCGTCGCCCAGCATGACGGCGTCGCCTGCGGGGGCGGCGCTCTGTTGTTCTTTACTGATGAGTTCAGTCACCAAATCGGCCAGGTCTTGACTCTGCGCCGCCAGAGCGTTGAGCGCCATCTCTTGCATGTCTGGATCAAGCTGCGCGATCTGTTTGGCGTAGCCAGTGGCCAGCTGAACCAAGTCGACGGGCATCTTCTCGTTCCCGGCGGACGACCCCAAGTCCTGATCGATACTAAGGGAGCTCTGCGCGCCGGCTGGCACGCTCGAAGAGTACCCGCGCGCAGGCGCAGGCCCAGGCAACATGGGGACGGGGGGTGGCTGTGCTGCTTGTTGCGCTTGCTGCGCGTTCAGGGCGCCATCGGGCCCCCCGGGCTCTCCCGGTGCCAAAGGTTGCTGCTGCGCTTGCTGCATCGTTTGCTGCGCCTTGGCTTGCATCTTCATCATGATGACCTGGCTCTCGCCTTGAATCTCGGCCATCGCGAGCTGTTGCTTCTTCACCGCCGCCAAGCGCCTGGCGCTCTCGCGGATCATGATGTCGTTCTCATCTTCAATATCGAGGTCGGCGTCCGCCAGTAGCGTGGTGTCGCTGATCTTGTTCGCTTGGTTCAGCTGGAACAAGTAGCTCTTACGTTGCATGTCGTCGGCCATCTTGAACGGCTTGAGCCGTACATTGACCTTGGGCCACCCCATGAAATGGGAGACGAGCTGCATGATCCAATTGACCATCTGCCGCTGTCGGCCGATGAAGCTCAAGAACGTGTTCTCGAGCATGCGCATGGACACGTTGCTGCCAGCCCAGGACAAGCCGCCTTGCAAAAACTCCCGGGGCACACCCATGCCCATCATGATCTGCTCGCCTAGCATTTGCATTTCTTGACTCATCAAGAGCGCTTTGCCATCCCCACCAATGGTCTGATTACCCAGGGGTAGGGGCATGATCGGGATGTAGTTCGTGTTAACTGAGGCCATGCCCCACAAGCAGAACGTGCCGTGCGTTTCCGTGTCGTCTTCGAGGGTAACGACGGGACCACAGGTCATCTGGAAACCGATCACCTCCTTGGCTTCTACCTCCCGGAGCTCCTCGATGCGATGCCACACGTAGCCGTCCTTAAAGAGCCCGATGTTGCAGTGAACTACGTGTGGGAGCGGCTCACCGCGTAGCCAAGCGTCAAAACGCAGGGCCATGCCGCCGTGAAGCGATATCTTGTACGAACCGCTGGACACGCCCGTCTTCCCGTTGATGCAGTAGGCTTCCGGTTCTTGACGTGTAAGACCCGGGATGAACCCATAGGCGAGAAGAAGATTGCGAACGTCGGCAGCGAGCTGTCGGCTGGCTGTAATCGCGTCACGCTTCTCCGTTTTGTGGCCCTCGTGGTAACAACCGTCGCCGTCGAAGTAGCCGTGAAGAAGTGAAGCGACGCGCCGCTCCCCGGCGTGCTTCAACTCGTCTGCCACGCGCTTCCTGACGGATGTACCCTCGCACAGGCTATGGAAAAACTGGGCGGCTACTGTGCTTGAGTAGACACGCTGGATGCCCTGTTCACTCTTTTCCGCGGTAAACCCTTCGGTTCCAAAGTTCTTCAGGAAGAACGCATCGAGGCGCGCCACGAATTCCGCCCCGTCCCTGTGCAGCGAGAAAAGAACCTGCTTCGGCGTGACGTTCCCCTCGGCCAGGTACAACCCAGAGACCCAGCACAGCTCTTCGTCAAAGGCGATGTAACGGGTAACACGACGGGGTACGCGCTGCTCACGGATCGCATTCTGCGCGGTCTTGTACTGGTTGACCGACCAACCCTTTTCCGAGAGCAATGCTTGTCGATCTGTAGCTTCTGCGCCCGACGCCAAGTGCTCGTACGCTTCGGGAACACCCGCGTCTCGATAGTCTACGTAGACCCAGTCGTTGGTCACTGCATTGTCCACGAACTCTGCGAGATCAAGTGTACTCGCTTCCGACGCGGGATACTTCGGTACGGGGTACCCGATGTAGTCCCCCACGCGCAGGTCCTTCACGCGGATGGGCTTAGTCTCACCTCCAAGTTTGTGCCCGTTGCCATTGTTGAACTTCCGTCGTGCAATGAACGGGTGGCCTTCTGACACGCAGGGCACAGCACCGTGCAAACCGCGTACAACAACTTGGTACGCGCGCTCGCCGTCACGTAGGGGGCGGCGCCATACTTTCTCAACAGTAGACAAGAACCCTGTGTGGTCACGGAGACGATCACCCTTCTTCACGCTCCCCGCTTGTACAACCCCAGCCTCAGCTTCCACCCAAGACTCTGGCGTCACACAGTCCTGCCTCCAACGCGCGAGCTCCATCGCAACTTGGTCACGCCAATCGAGAAGATTGATTGTCGTGAATGGATCGGTAGTTCCGCTAGCCGCTTGGGGAAACAAAATGCGTAGGGGAACAATATGCTCAAGCAGAAGCGCTTCCTGCGCCTTCTTCATGATCTGCAAGTAGAACGCATCTTTGAGAACGGGCAGGATAAGCGGGATACCCCAGCCGCGATCTTGGAACGCCAGCGTTGGCCGCTTCATTACGAAAAGGTTGGCCTTGCTGAAAACGACCCCCTTCTCTTGGCGAATTGCCTGAAGAAAGATTTGGGGCATGCCCTCGACGATGTCCTTTTTTCCCAGGGTAACGTCGGCGCGAATGGGCGCGGGCAGCGTATAGAAGTACGTGCACTCGCCCGTGATGTCGTTGTAGCTGACTTCGATGTCTTCCACGCTCCAGCGCACTGGACGAATAGAGCTGGCGTCGCGGTAATACCAATCCTTCGGAGTTGCTGCACCCGTCTGCCCGCACTTGGGGCACGACAAACGAAACTCGTGGCTCGTGTACAGCCAATACTCACGGATCTTGCGCGCCTGTTCACTGAAGCCGCAGGATGTACACGTCAGGTATTTCTGAAAGGGGAAGGAAAGACTGACCGCCGACGTGCCGTAGCACTGGTAGTCCAAGCCGCACTCAATCTGAAACGATCGCATGCGGATGGTTTCATTAAAGTACTCGCTCCACCGTCGTACAACTTCGGGATCTTCGTGGTCCACGACTACGTCTGTCACCGGATATTCCGCCAACTTAACAATGATGGCGTTGATGAGCGGGTTGGTCAGGAAGTAGTACCGGCAGAACTTGAAAAGCTGCTTAACCGTGGTCGGCAAGTACGTGTGCGCGACATCAAAGAAAGGGCTCGGGTAATTGACCCCTTGCACGTTGCCGCCCTGAATACGGCCGCGGGTCATGCCCCCTTGAAAGCGCCCAGGGCTCGTGGGGGAGCCCATCGCAAAGTTACCGAAGGAGAAGCTCATGACATCAGGTTATCCGGCGGTTTGCCTTGCGCTGCGTTGGTCATCACTCGTTCAACTTGGGGGCTATCGAGACCCGGCTGCGCGCCGGGGGTCGCGGCGCCACCGCCGAGCGTCATGGATGGCGGTTGGTTCTTCTTCACACCCACCAATTGTCCGATGCCTTTCCCGATGGTGCCGCCCACAGCGCTTCCCACGTGCCCAATTGCACGACCCCCCGTGGAACCCACGAAAGGCGTCAACGCGGACGCTACCCCGCTTCCAAGGGCACCCCCGACTTGCTCCCCTTTCGTGCTCGGTGCGTCGGGATCATTCGGATCACTGGGCTGCGCTGCGGCAAGGGCAGCGCCGGCGGCCGGGGTGCCGATCAACGCGGCCTTGCCTAACGTACTCTGCCCCCTCCACGCATTGCCGAGACCGTGCTGCAGCACATCTTTACCGCCCTCGCGCAGCCCCTTCTCCTGGAAGTTCTGAGCGATCCCCGCCAAGCTGGTCTGCCCCTTTTGCGCGCCTTCGAGCGCCTGACGGTACCGCCCGTTCACTTGATCCATCGCGGGGATGTTGCCCCGTTGCAACGCCTTCTCCGCCGCATTCAAGTGATCTTTCAAACCCCCGACGTTCAACTGCGTCAGGGCTTGCGCGTACTGCGGCGTTCCCCGCGCGGCGCCCCCAGGGACCAACCCGGTCACGGAGTGAAGCTGGCGCTGCCCAGACCGAGCCGCCAAACCAAGCGGGTTGTATTTGCCCGCGGTGAGCTGCGCCACCGTCCCCGCCCCGCGGCCCCCCGAAGCCAACCCCGCGGCACCCCCCACGGCGGTGCCAATCAAGGCGCCCCGGCTTCCGCCGGCGAGTGCGCCCGAAAGAGCGCCCAGCGTACCTCCCCCTTCTTCGACTGGTTTGCTGTACCCCTGGTAGGCGCCGTGTGCCGCGCCGAGCGCGCCGCCCGCAGCCGCCCCGAGGCCCATGCCCGCGCCCACGTTACCCGCGGAACGTACCATCTGGCCCCCCACCGCGCGTCCAGCACTTTGCAAAGCGGCGCCCGCCCCCGACTGCGTCAGCTTCTGAGAGGCCGCGGTCAGGGCGCCGCGTGCCAACCCTCCTAAGAACGCTTCCTTCTGCAACGCCTCGTGCATGTAATGCAAAAGAAGCGGATCAAGCATGGTAAACAAGGGGCAGCTGGTCGCTCAGATGCTGCCGGCTCTCCTCTAAAAGATGATGGGCTTCGAGCATGCGCTGTAGCTGAACCGCTTCGGGTGTTAACCCTTCCGGCGCTCGATCGTCTTTACGCACCGCATCCCATTGAGCTCGAATCTTGGGTACGTCGAGATCGTAACGCGACGTATCGACGTCCACGATATCGGTCAGGGGTTCGATCGGGCACACCATGCCGTCGTGCAGGTGCACCACCGCGAGGTACGTACGCACGTCAAGGCTGTACGGTACGTCGGTACGCAGCTTGGCCGCGATGTCGACCGCAATCATGGCTTGGGGGACGGTCAAAGCGTTCAGGACCCGAAAGTCCGCATGCACCCCGGACAAGGCCATGGCGCAGGGTACAAACACGAGCCACGAATCCCAGAACGTGTCGACTAGATGAAGCGTCTTGAGTGCTTGAATCTTGTCGCGCGTCAGATCGCTGATGCTGCGCGTGTGGAAATCAAGCAGGATCTTGGCTTCTAAGAGGTCGGGTTCCCAACCCATCCATGCCGGGCCATAGCGACGAAGAAGGGCCACGTCGAGCACATAGGGGTGCGCGTCCGGATGTTGGAACAGGTTGATGGTGGTCGGTGAAGGAGCCGCCGAAGAAACCACTTTGGTGCTTGGCGTTTCGAGCACCTCAGCGACTTGCGTGGCGTTGTCTTCGGGTTCTTCTTGAAGAAGCTGCGCCAGCGTCTTGGCTTCGTCTTCACTCGTTCCTTTAACCGCAAGCCGCTCGAGCTTCTGAATATCCGGATCGTCGGGGCGGAGCAAGGTCGGCATGTATCGGCCTTACCCTACGCCATTCGCGTTTCGGTTGCACCATTAGCGATGCGCATCAAAACCAAGCGTTGGTCCAGGGGGAGCGATTCGAAGATACCCACCGGATCCTTCTGGAACGCCGTAACAAGCTCTTCGCTGAACCGCTTTCGCAACGTAGCGGGTTTGTTAGCCGCAAGGGCTTTCAAGTCCGTCAAGCGCATGTATTCGTTACCCACGATGAGGGCATCGCTCGAATCATCTTGTTCCGCGGTCTTATAGAACGTGGACAGGAAGGGGTCGACAACGTCTTGGTCCCAAAATTCATCAAGACCCGCCAGCTTATCGATATCCGAAAGCGTCCGCGCAAACACCGGGGGAGTTAAAAGCGCCCGGCTGTGAAACAGCTCCTGGTAAAGACCGATGGCATGCTGGCTCGCGGTCTTCTCCGCCTCCGTAAATCCATCCACGTGGGGCTGAAGCAGCTGAACGCGCCCTTCGATGCACGCTTCAATGTGTTCCGCCGGTGCGTACGCGGTTTGCCCGTACTGCATAGCGGTCTTGCTTAGACCGATGGAAAGCGGCTCGGCGCGCTTCACCAGATTGACCGCGAACGTGTGGCGATCCTCTGGAGCCATAAGGCGGACATACGCATCGAAGTACGCGCTCGCCGCTTTTACCTGCGCATGTGTATCGAGAGGGTAACGCTGCGCATAGGGCAGCGCGTAATACCGTGCGGTCTTCTCGCTCACCAGCTTCGGCGGTTCTTTATCCGTCACGTCCACATGCGGGCGCAGCACCGCCGTAACTTGTGGCTCCTTGGCTGGATTCTTCGCAGTAATCCCGAACGTCTGCTCGAGTACGGTGTCGTCGTCCCCTTCGGTTTTCTTATCCGTGTCCACCAGGTGCGCGATGCCTTCTTCCGCTGTCTTCGCGACGGACAGCGCCGGCTTTTTACGCACCACGCTATCCATGGGCGCCTGCGTGGGCATGTCCATCGTGCCGATAACATCCGCCGTCTTTTGAAGATCCCAGCTCGATCCATCGCTTCCGTACAGCGTACCCTCACTGTCCTTCCACACCCGTTGGCGCCCCACCGTAGGCAAAAGCCCCGTGCTCAGCTTCTTCAATGCTTCAGGCGGATCGATGTCGTACCAGCCGCACGCCGTGATCAAACTGTGCGCCGCTACCTTCACTGCTTCGACGGGGAGTTTGTCGAAAGTGGCCAAGAAGTACCCCACGTTCAACGCGGTATTCCCTGTATCGACACACGCATACTTGCGAAGAGTTACATCCCCCTGGCGCAACACCAAGGCGAATACATCGTCGGGAAGAGCTTGAAGTTCCTCTTGGGAAACCGTCATCGCGGTTTTCACAAAAGAGGGTACATCTTCATAACGAGGATAGAGCGCGCGCATCACGCGGCCTTCGGCATCGTCGAAGGGGTCCAGGATCATACCACTGAGTTTTTGCATAGCGCTCCCTCAAACTAGCACGCCGTAATAGCCGAAAGAGTAGCGGGTAGCGCAGGCATAAGAGAACTGGAGGCAAGCCCCGCTAGCCCCCGAGGAGGTTTATGGAAAGCGCGCTCTGCCCAAGCTGCAGACGACACACGGTTCAAACGGCGTGCAATGCCAACGGGTCTGAAGAGAGCGTGTGCGCGTCTTGCGGCTGGGTTGGCCCCCTATGCTTTGGCGTCAAGCACGATCCAAACAACGTTAAATGCGCGGGGGGCAATGACACAAGCTATTGGTCAGGCGCAACGCATCAAAGGGAGGCGTGTTCTTTTTATGGTCGCTGTCAGGAAGCAATGTCTATGAATGTACCCGTACGTCAACAGATTGAACCCAACACGAGCCCGACCATTCTAGGGATGATCCCTTCCCGACCGGTGGCGCCAACGCCGACGCCGCACCCGGTCATGCCACCGGCGATGATGCCCGGTACGTCGCAAACCTACCCGACGCCCATTCAACAGATGAGCTCGCTACAGCAAGCGCTCGCGAATCAAACACGGCTGCCGGCACCCCTACCGCAAGTACAGCAAACTTACCAAGCGCAGCCCCAATACCCGGTGCAGTCTATGTACCAACGCCCTGTACAACAAGGGACCCAAACGCAAGCGTACCCGGTACAGCAACAACAAGCCTACGCAGTTCACGGAAGTTACTTCGCGAGCCAGCCCCAGCACATGCCGGTACAACTCGTCGCTCCGGAGAACGCTAGCGTCCCCGCATACGCACCACAAAACCACATTCTACCCGGCGTTCAATCAGGTTCGTTTCTCACCGTACCCGAACCACCGCCGGTGAAACCCCAAGATATTTGGCGCATGGCTGCCGCTGCGCTAGGCCGGGGTGCAATTAAGGGAGGGCTTATGACCGCGCTGAATATCGTAGATTACTATCCCTGGACGGCGTACTTCCACCGCCCATGAAAGTCATTCGCCGGGATCCCGACAAGGCGTACCTCGACCGCTACCTTTGGATCCCGAAGTATCTCATTGACGTGAACAGCGTGAAGAGCGCGCTCACGTATGAGAGTTCGAGCGCGTATGGTGCCGAAGGCCATACGCGCATCGATTATCTCTGGAAGGAAGCGCCCGCTCACCTTTTAATACCTCGCGCTTTCTGGGACCCCGTGCGGTTACCCTGCCCTGTCATTGACTGTCGTCCGCGTCAGTACCCCACCATCAATTTTACTAGCCGTATAAAGCTCGACCACAAAATCGAGAAAACGGTGGGCGGCCACAAGATTCTGGTACCCACAGGTAACAACATTCAAAGGCTAAGCCTTGAGGCGCTCGAGAGTTCACAAGGTGGTGTACTGCAATTAACATGTGGCCGCGGAAAAACGATTATTGCCCTTGAGTTCATCGCCCGGCGCTGTGTACCTGCACTAATCCTGGTGGACAACACGCAGCTGCTCTACCAGTGGCAAAAAGAGATCAACGCGTGTCTTGTTGTTCCGGGCGGTGTAGGTGTCTACGCCCTGGGGAAAAAGGAATGGCAACACGGCATTGTCCTTGCGACGTACCATTCCATCGCTAACTGGGCGGACACCATTCCGGAAGAAGCACGCCGATGGTTCGGGCTTATCTTTTTTGAGGAAGGCCACCATTGCCCAGCACCCCTGTTCTCCAAAACCGCCGACATGTTCTACGGCATGCGCATTTCGTTGACGGCAACCCCCGAGCGCACGGATGGACGCCACGTTCTTTCTGAAGGACACGTAGGCCCCATCGTTTACAAGAATCTAACGCCGCTGCTTCTACCCACCTTCAGTTTCATCTGGAGTGGCGTAGGTGTCGACATGAAGGACCCCACCGTCGCGCCCAAAGTAGTTGACGTCAACGGCGAGGTACATCTCTCAAAGCTCAGCAGTTACTTCGGGCAATGCCCACCCCGCGTCAATTTACTCCTGCGCTTGGTGCACGAAGCGCGACAAAACAAACGGGTGGTCTTGGTGCTCTCGAACAGCGTTGATGAGGTCGTCAACTTGACGTCGTGCTGGGAGCGCCCGGGGCACCCGCTTTACACGGACATCCCCTTGCCTACCCCCGCCGATGTGGGGGAACAGTTGAGCCCCCTCCTAGTGCCGCCCAAGGACCTGAAGAAGATGCAGCGGCGCAAAGCGTGCATTGAAGCGCGCCTCACGAAGGGGATCACGGCCCTCGAACAGCAGACCCTTCGTGCGGAGCTCGTGGGCCTGCAACAAATTGAGCGTCAAGTTGCTGTAGCCCGCAAGCTCCAAAATGAGCTCGAGCGACGGCAACGCGCATACATCCACGATTTGCTTGCGGTCACAACCCAGGCAGGGCTGCTGACGTACGAGGTCGACCCGGGTGTACGCAACCGCTTCGTGGCTGAGCGCGACGTCATCTTCTCCATCACCAAGTACGGCAAAGAAGGGTACGACTGCCAGCGCCTTGACACCATCATCCTTTCCTCGCTGTTTTCACAACAGCCAGGTCTACAACAATTGCTAGGCCGCCCGACGCGGCCAGAACCTGACAAAAAGACGCCGCTGCTCTTGGGCATCGTGGACGACGTTGGCCAGTGCATCGGCATGGCGAAAAAGCTGATAAGCCACTTACGGTCCTGGCCTGCCGAGGAAGGCGGACCGTACGAACCGATCCTCGTAGGATTCCCGTCATCATGGAAATCAAGAATGAAGCCCCCAGCAACAACGATGGAACTGTTTGGGCGGTAGTGGATTCGGGCACCCGTCGGCTGGTTTGCCGCATTGGCGATGGGTGCCGGTACCACAAGGCCCAGGCCGGCGACGTTGCAACCGTCTACGATGCCTTCGAGCTGCACTGCGCACCGATTCGTGTTCCAACCCCGCAGGGCATCCTCCACGCGGCCTACGACCCGGTATTGCTGCCTCTCGACCTGTCCAACGCGCCGGTTACGCTCACGGTACACATCGAGAACATCCGACGGTTCTCCGAGATGGAAGAAGAAGAGGCGCGCGCCTACAGCAGCATGCGTGAGAACCTGCTAACCGGGCTGCTTCGCGCTCGAGCGCAAAGCGCCAACTTGACCCTGGCAAAGTCCTTGCCGAACGAAGGCACAAGAGACGCGAAGAAAATCCTTCTTGGTTGATTCATGACCCCTGACTACCGAAAGAGCCTCACCGTTCTTCGACAAGAATGGGAGACCTGTACGGCCTGCAATCTTGGGCAGGTCCGGCAAGAAACCGGGGGCGCCTTCGTATTCGGCGAAGGCGCTCAGGGTGCCATCATGTTCATCGGCGAAGGCCCTGGACGTGAGGAAAACGAAGAGGGGCGCCCCTTCATAGGCAAGAGTGGTCGCTTCCTGCGCACCGTTCTTGAAGCCATCGGCATCAAGCACTTCTACATCACAAACGCCGTGTGCTGCCGCTCCTTCATCTATCAACTGGATGGTGAAGGACGCCAGAAGTTCGTAACGCGCAAAGGCGTTTCTTTACCCGTCGAACAAGATGAAGCCCCCAATACTGTTCAGCGGGCCGCGTGTCTACCGCGCCTTCAACAAGAAATCTACGCGGTGGATCCAATTCTCATCGTAACCCTGGGAGCCACAGCGGCCGAAGCCGTTCTCGGACGATCACTCAAAGTACTTCAAGAATCCGGGGAGCTGAAACCCGACATGGTGGGTGCCCCGGGCACCGTTTTGAAGCTTCCCGGCGCAGGTCATCGCGCGCAGCTCACGCCGAAGGGCGTGTGGCGTCACAAGGTGCGCGGGGAATACATCATGCCCACGCAGCAAAGCGTCGTGGAATACCCCGTCGTGCCCTTGCTTCACCCTGCCTACGTTCTTCGTTGCTTCTCTGACAAGAGCACGGGCAGTCCCAAAGAGAAGTTTGCATCCGGGCTCAGCGCCGTCAAACGGTACTACGCAAGCTACATGCAAACGGTTTACGGCGAGGTCGTAGCCCCTGAAACAGTCAGTGCGTCGCAGCTTGATGGCGCTGCGGGTGAGGAGGAATGGTGAGACACAACGACGTCGATTCAAGCAAGGTCCCGGAAGTGGCGGCGTTTGAAAACGCCAAGAGCAATCTGCAAGCATTCAAGCAAGCCAATCAAGCATTCTTTCTAGTGCTTGATGGCTTGCTGGAAGCGTACAACACAACGCGGGAAGATGCAGAGAAAGCCGTGCGGGGTCTCGGTGTCTCCTGCAGCGACTTCGAGTTCTACCAAAAAACCACCACCGTGAACGCCGACGCTCTTTATGCGGCCGTGGGACACGATGCCTTTCTCTCCGCAGGGGGAACGATCACCAACAAGGTCGTCTACAAAATCGATCCGAAGAAGCTTCAGCTGGCCGCTGAGAAAAGGCTAATCCCCAAGGATGTCGTTGACGAGGTTATCAAGGTAACCCCGAACTATCACGTACCCCCGCCGATGGTACTTCCATGATCACGCCCGCTTGGCACGCCCTCTACGAGAAGTACGGGATTTCTCCGCAACAAAGCGGCGGCGCTTTGGAAGAAGACCCCTTCCGCTTGATGGCACAGCAAGCTCATTTCGCTGAACAGAAGGGGGAACTCACAAGCACTGTTGCGGTGCTCTTGTCCACCGCTTCCGAGGACTACAGCAAGCAACGGTACACCGTCACCTTGACGTGTCCTTGCCCCTCCGCCGAGGGTGCGCTGTCGTTTACCACTGAGGCGTGTTTCATTACGGGACGACGCCTTCTCAACGAGGGCGCCGCCGCGGCGGGCCTTCCTATCCTTTAAGGAATCGCTGTGCCCGTTGATGGAACCAGCTCTCTTACACGCGTGCAGCTAGCGCGTCTCACCATCGACTACACCAAAAACACACCCGAGATTCAAGTGCTCAGCGCTTTAATGAATCCTACCACGCGGGTGTCCGCTTTCATTCGTCATACCGGCAACGTATGGAGCCCAGCGACCCAAGACGCATTTCGTCAGTTTGTCGCTTGTCTGGAAGGGGACGTTGCACGCACCGTTTTCTCAGATGGGGTAGACGGGCCTGGAGCTGTCTCTCTACCGAAAACCCAGGCAATGGGTCTCGCGGAGCACCTGACCGGTAGCGACGTCCCCGATATGTAGTGGGATCGCTGTCTCCTAACTACCACACCTAGTAGTACCAATGTCCCTCATTGCGCAGACCGCATGGGGGACGTACCGTCGTCACCCCCCGTAACAATCCTGGGGGCAGGAAAGGAGCGCCGTACCCTGTACAGTTGGCAGCATCAGCTCGTATCGCGCATCATTAGTAACGGCGACCTGAACTCGGTCGTGCAATGGGGGATTACGCACGACGACTTCACAATGTCCGAAACCAAGGGCTTCTTTACTCAGCTCCTCGGTTACTACTCCGCGCCGGAGACCATGGGCAGCGTTTGGGGTCCCCAAGCGCTGATGCAGAAGTTTCCTCACTTTGCCCTCTGCGACGATAAATCAATGACCACCGACGCTCTTTGCGCTGAGGTGCGCAAGGACCGGATCAAGGTTCAAACGAGGCAGCTCGTTGCGCAAGTCGGCGAGTTGGTGGAAGTGGACCCGGCACGCGCCGTCGGCTTTCTTCAAGAAGCTGCGGCAAGCCTTCGCAACGATTGCACGCCGCGTAAGATCGATGTGCATGCCTCCGACGCCATGCCCCGCGTCTGGAACAATTATTTAGCCGCGGCACGTGGGGAACGGGTTTCCGTATGCCCCTGGCCTTGGGAACCTCTTCAAAAGGCGACGCTCGGTATTCGAAGCACCGACTACATCATCGTCTACGGACGCCCGAAGTCGATGAAGAGCTGGATCATTTGTTACCTCGCCGCCTTCATCATCGATCTCGACCCTGCCTATCGCATTCTCATTTACTCTAAGGAAATGGACGCCGATGAGATCTTCGAACGCATCGGCTGCACCATGGCTGGAGTTGATTACGAGCGCTTCACCGCAGGGCGTCTAACGCCTGAAGAACGCGATAGCTTCTACTGTGTGGCCGACTCGTTGCGCCTTCTAAAACAGCGCATGACCTTCGTATGCCTTTCGGCACAAGACGTTCGTCCTGGACAGGACACCGTCGCGTGGCTCGAATCGAAGATCGATCGCTACAAACCGCACATTGTATTCGTCGACGGCATGTACCTCATGAGTGACCTGCACGGTTCGAAGAAACCTAACGAGCGGGTTGCCAACATCAGCCGCGCCCTACGGCAGGTGGTGCTTCATATGAAAATACCCGTCATCGCCAGCGTTCAAGCCAACCGGGACGCCGCGAAGAATGAAGACGCCAACACGGAAGAGGTCGCGTTCTCCGACTCCCTTGGCCAAGACGCCACCATGCTCATTCGCGTTATCAATGAGTGGAAGAAGGGAGCCAACACGCTGGCCCTCGTTATGGGGGGCGCATGTCGACGCTATAAGCTCTCCGGTTTTCGTATCCACGGAATGCCCGCCCACAACTTTTCTTACTACGGCGAACTATCCGACAAGGAAGCGCAAGCGGTCCTGAAAACCGAAGCGCAGTCAAAGCAAGCTTCTGCTGTTAAGCCTCCACGCCCTCTAATAAATAAACAAGAATCCGCTGAGATTTCTAAGGGGGCAGCTGAGGTCGCGGGGATGGTTCATTGACCTACGACGTTCACTCCGAGATTCTGGATATCGCTTACAAGTTCCTCGAGAACGTACGGCCCTCCGGTTCGGAGAACGTGATGGCCCTGTGCCCGTTTCATGATGATGCCACCGCGTCCTTCGCGATGAACATCCTGAACGGCGTTTACTTCTGCCACTCCTGTCACGCCAAGGGAAACCTGCTCACCTTTTTGCGCGGGGTAGGCGTTTCCCATCAGCTCATCGACCTTCAGTACAAAGACCTCATCGAGGCCGCGCGGCGTACAACCCCCCCGGGGCCTGACCCCCTCGACCCGGGGGTCTACAGCCTGGCGCCTCTGCCTGAAGGCGCCCTTGGCTTTTTTGATGGATACACCATCCCTTCACTTCTAATGGCCGGGTTCAAGGAAGAAACGCTGCGCTACTTCGACGTCGGCTTTGACCATTGGCACGACCGCATCACGTACCCCATTCGCGATACCCTCGGGCGCCTCGTGGGTATCAACGGACGTACGCTCCACAAGGATGTGCGCCCCCGCTACAAAATCTACAACAAGGAATACCTCTTGTGGGGTCTACCCGAGCGCGGCCCCTGGGATCGACGCAAGGTCCTTTACAACTTGCATAACGTGCTTCCTTCTCTCCTTGTGCACAGACCCGAGCATAGCTTTTTGGTTGTTGTAGAAGGATACAAAGCGTGCATGTGGGTCTGGCAAGCCGGCATCAAGAATGTGATCGGCTTGATGGGCTCTTACTTCTCCTGGGAGCACCGCTGGCTGATTGAAAAGTTTGGCGGGAAAGTGTACTTCTTCCTCGATAACAACGCCGCGGGAATCCGTGGCACGTACAACGCCGGGCAAGTTCTTCAGCAAACAAAGCGCTACGCCGTGGACCCCTACCAGATCCGCTTTCACCAAGACCCCGGGGAGGAACTAATGCGCGCGTACCGCCGCTACGACGGCCCCTCCCTGGGAAGCACTCTCAACGCCCACGTCATTGAATACCCACCCCGTTTGCTCGATGACGAAGATGCCCAACCCGATAACTTAACGGCGGAAGAAGTCTGGGAACAGCTCTTCGACGCCGTACCGTACAGCACTTGGCTTAACAAAAAAGAGGGCACAGTCCCTGTAAGTAACGCCTAAAGGGCCAGAGGAGAACGTATGGCAGCATTTGGAAAAGACCCGCGGGATTTGACGCATGTCACGCCCTTCGGGGGTGGCACGGCGAATCAACGGGAGCACTACCGTAAGCAGTGTGAGGCGGAGTCACGGGAATCGCGGAAGGCTGGCGGGGGAGGCCCCTACTGGAAGGATACGTTCCGCCTCCCGGATCATCCACGCATGGGTCGCTTCATCCCGGGAAAGTACGTCGTCCCCTACGTGCTCGAGGACAACACGATTGTAGAGGAGACGCTCGAGTACTTCCCCTTTTACGTACACCGTCACCCCACGAGTAAAAAGACGGCGGTGTGCTGCGCAGGGCCTCTGCGCATGGACAAGAATCGTCGTGAGCCTTGCCTTGGATGTGACATGTACTGGGGCTCTGGAAAAGAAGATCGTGGTAAGTACATGTCGAACACCCCGCAGTTCGGCTTTACTTGGTACGACTACGGTCTGTGGTGCAAACTTCCGAGCGACGCCAGAAACCCCTCAACGGGACAGCCGTACTACGACTGGGTTCCCGTAGCGCCCAATGACCAACGGGTCGGCCAGTACGAGTACAAAATCGGAAATCTAATCCCCTGGCCGATGTTCGCCATGCACAAGGAACAACTCTTTGGCTACATGGACCAAACCATCTGCACAGATTGTGTAACGTGCGGTAGCCAAGCCTCCATCATCTGCACGGCCAAGATGTGCGGTAACCCCTCGTGTGGCGCACTGGTTGTCGACCTGCGCACGACAACCTTGAATGCAGAGCAGACCAAAAAGCTGAACGCACCCTACGGCTGCGCCCTCTGCGGGCAAGTGCTCTTCGTTCGTGAGGTCTTGTCGTGCCGTGCGTGCGCTCAGTACAACCTGACGCCCCAGCGCGCGACGCTCTTCGATGAAGACCTCGAGCTCACGGCGATCCCTACGGGTAAGAACAACCAGACCGCGTTGTTGCCCACCAACCGATCGAACCCGCGACCAATTCAAGTGGACGCAGCGACGGCGGCCAACATCAAACCGTTGCGCCTCGATGCGAAGTTCGCGCCGACGCCCCTCGAAGAACAGCGCAAGCTTTGGGGCATTCCTAAGGGCCCTGCCTCCCAGACGCAGGTACCGGTCGCGTACCCAACCTTCAATCCCCCCATGCAGACCGCGATGCCTGCCGCACCGGCGCCGTACCCCGTCTTCACCCCGCCAACCTTTGCGCAGCAACCCCTGATGCCAACGCCCCCCGCATCGATGGCAGCGCCCGCTATGCCAAACGGGGGAATGCCCATCTGGCCCGCTTCACAGGCACAGCCCGCCTTCTCGCCCCCCTCTATGAACCTGCCCGGCTGGCCCCCCTTCTCCGGGCAGCAGGGTCAGTAACCCGCGCGTTTTGGCGCCCGCGTTTCGGGGACGCGGGCGCAAACGTTCTACTTTGAAAGCGCCTTTGCATGTGGAACACCGATTTACCGACCGCCCAATACATCGGGCATCCTTACGCTACGCTCCCCACACGACCCATTACACACCCCGATGAAATTCAACGGGTTATTCGCGAGGTGTACAACACGCGTGAGGTCGCCATCGATACAGAGACCACCGGGCTCATTCGCTGGAAAGACGTACCACTTTATTGGTCGCTGGCTTGGGGTAAGCAACGCGCCACCCTGCACGCAGACCTGTTGCCACTCTTTACCCCTTGCTTTCAAAACCCAAACATCACCTGGATCTTGGCGAACGCCAAGTACGACATGCACATCCTGGCCAACTTCGGGCACACGCTCGTTGGCAAGTGGTACTGCGTCCAGGTCATGCATTCCCTGCTTTACGATCAATTGTCGCACAAGCTCAAGTTCATCGCGAAGCATCTTCTCAATTGGACCTGGGCCGACTTCCAGGATCAGTTCGGTAGGATCAATGCGAAGCAATCCCCCGCGCAGCTGATTGAAAAAGCGGAACGGGAAAACTTCGGGCTGCTCGTAGAGTACGCGGCCAACGACGCGTGGGGAACGCTCAAAGTCTTCGAATCTCTACGCGCAAAACTTCAAAGCGAGCGCACGTACTCGCTATTCATCCGCAAGCCGCCGTACATCGAAACCTTGTGGGATTACTTCACCAAGGTGGCATCTCCCTTCACACGGTCGCTTTGGAAAATGGAGCGCCGGGGTATCAAAGTCAACCGCGCGCAGTTTGCAGCGGCCCGCCCCGAAGCGGAGAAGAAGATTGCGGAGATCGAGCGCGAGATCACCATGCGCGCCGGCTTCGCTCTTAACCCCAATTCATCCATCCAAGTAGGCAAGTATATGGATAGCACAGGGCTAACGCCTCTGAAGTGGACGAGTGGGGGAAAGTCCGGCATACGCCGACCGTCGTGGGATGCGGACAGCCTCGAGCATTATCGACACGATGACCCTGTCGTCGGGCTGATAATTCAAAAACGCGAGTACGAAAAGCTGCACGGCACGTACATCGTGGGCTTGGATGCGCTAGTGGACACCTACGACCGTATTCATTCGAGCTTCAATCAAACACCGCGTACAGGGCGTATAAGTTCAAGTGACCCTAACCTTCAGAACATACCTCGCCCTGAGAATGATCAGTGGAACCTACGTAAGGCGTTCATTACGGACCCCGGTTACACCGTCATCGGCTTTGATTACTCGCAACTGGAAATGCGTCTGCTCGCCGCCGCTGCCCAAGAACAAACCATGGTCGGCGTCTTCTTGCGCGGATGGGATATCCACGCCGGTAACGCCTCCCTGATGTTCGGCAAGTCCTACGACGACATCAATGAAGCCAAGGGGTTACTCAAGAAGATCGCCAAGTTGTCGCCGACCGATGCTGCACAAGAAGCGGAGACCGTACTTCCCGGTGTTCTGACGCGGGCCACCCTTTATGGCAGCACGCTCGAAGAGTACCTGCATGCATGCGCCGAAGACCGCACTGGGGCAAAATCGATCGGCTTCGGGCTCAATTATGGTATGGGCCCAAACAAATTAGCGAACGACCTCGGCATCACCGTTCAAGCTGCCAAGGACAAGATAGCGAAGTACAAGGGCACCTATCCCGCCGTGGAACGCTTCATGACCGAAACGGTGGAAGAAGGACGCGCCTCAGGCTTCGCCTTCACCATTCTCGGTCGTAGACGCAACATCCCCATGATCATGTCGTCCAATAAAGTGGAGCGAGCACAAGGGGAGCGCCTTGCGGTGAACACTGTCATACAGGGCAGCGCGGCCGACATCACCATGATGGCACAATTAAGCATTGATACCCTGGCCCTTGATCGGGAATACGACTGTCACACCGTTCTGCAAGTGCATGACGAACTCGTCTTTGAGTGCCGTACCGAATACGTGCCTTTTGCCATGTCCAACATCCAGGAGATAATGGAACATCCCTTCAGTGAAGAACTTCTTTGCCCCCTCGTTGCAGAGGGTGGCTCGGGGGATAGCTGGGGCGAGGCCAAGGGCTAATGAGTCAGACCTACAAGCTGGCCCTCGACGCATTGGTTGCGCAGCGCCTCGGTCTGTCCCGAAAGCGTGTCTCAAGCATCACCGACGCCTTGTACGATGCGCTGCTCGATCAACTGGTGCATCAAGGCACCGTCGTCGTACCGGGCTTAGGCACGCTGCGCGTCTACACCTCGCGCGTTCAGCGTACGGTTTCTCTGACTTACCTCGCGGGTAAGGAGGGGCGCCGTAAGCAAACGCAAACCCAACGGTTCGTCGACCTTCAAATTCGCGTATGCTTCTCCAAGTCCGCGCGGCTTCGCGCGGTGCTCAAGGAGACCGGTTATGGAGAAGCTCGGCGTTGATGAACGGGTAGATCAGGAGCAGCGGGAGAAGGTAGCGAACGCGGGTTGCCCTAAGTGTGGCGGCCCGCTCGAGAAGCACGGTTCGGTCCTTCAGTGCCCGAAGCACGGCACGGAACCCTTTGAGAAAGAATCATGCCAGCAAAGAAAAAGACCGTAGTAGACCCCGCCCCCAACGATAAGAAAGCCAAGGGTAAAGCGCAGCCCAAGATCGCTACCGTTTCCGTAGCGATGACCTCCGAGGTCAGCGCCGGGGTTGCTCCCCAAGGAGCACTGGCCTCCATGAGCGCGCTCAGCCCTACCGAGACCTTCACCCGCGTTACGGACAAGTCCTACGCGGAGAAGATGCGCGAGATCAACGCGCTCCGCCAAAAGAACCCCGAAACTTTCGTCAGTGCAGAGGACCTGGAAAGCCCTTACTTGCTCCGACGACCCACGGGCATCATCGAGCTCGACATCGCCCTCGGGGGCGGGTTTCCCGCCGGTGGGGGCGCCATGCTTTCGGGGCCCTACGGGTCGGGCAAGAGCTGGTTGCTCTGGCGTATGTTCGCCATGCAACAACGCATCTATGGCGATGATTTCATTGGGGCCATCGCCCATACCGAGGGCGCCATGGACTTTGAATGGATTCGAAAGGTCGGCTGCTACATCGCCGTGCCCGACAATGTGCTCAACAACTGGAACGAGATCCGCCACCAGCGAGGTTACCCCCAGCTCTCTTCCACAGAGATCGACTTTTGGAAGCGGCAGGTTGGGCACATTGAAACCATCCAGGGGGATACCGGCGAGAAGATTCTCGAAGGAGTTCTGGGCCTCACGTCACGCAGCGTTTGTAACATCGTCGCCATCGACAGCATTTCCTCGCTGCAACCTCAGGCCGATGCAGAAAAAGACCTCGATGAGTTCGCCAAACGCGGCGCCCACGCGTTTTTAATGAAGCAGTTCTGGTTGAACTACGTACCCACGACGCGCCGGGGTACCAACAACACCACCTTAATGATGGTGCAGCAGGTCGTAGCCAATCAGAGCAAGGGCAGCGCCCCAAGTCCTATGCAGAAGTACATCCAGGACTGGGAGGTCAAAGGGGGCGAAGCCAGCAAGCACTTCAAACTCATCGACGTCGTGCTCTGGAGCGGCGCGAAGATTAACGATAACAACAAGGTCGCGATAGGAAAGGAGGTCCACTACAAAACCCTCAAGGGCAAAGCGGGAACCCACGAGAACATCACGGGAGAGTTTCGGTACTACTACGACCTCTTTGGTACCGACATGTATGGCGACTTGATTCGCTCCGCGGCGCACCGTGGTGTCATCACCAATTTCGGTGGCTACTTCATGGTCACCAATTGGCAGACACGGCAACCCCTGGAGGGCACCAAGTACCCTACGGAAAATGACCTGCGTATGCACTTGATGGGTAACGTCAACTTTGAGTTCTTTGTTAGACGCGAAGTCTTCGCGTCAGCGGGTGTGCAATGCTTGTATCGCTGAAGATCCTTCCCATTACGCTGACGCCCGAACGAATGAACTGGCAGTTCTCCGTGGGTAATGCGGTGGGCGTGTGGACGGGTAACTACGATGGGTTGTTCGAGGCGATGACCTCGGAGCGCCCCATCAACGTGCCCCTCCTTGCTCCCAGCGTGCTTCCCCCCCTGCCCAGCGCGAAGCGCGTCAAGCGCGCGACCATGAAGCAAGAAGAAGCGGTAGCCGCGGACATGGGCGGGCACCGTCAACGGGGGTCGGGGGCGCTCTCCTGGCGCAAAGGGGATGGCCGCGTCAAGGGCAAGTACCGCATCGAGAATAAAACCGCCTTCACCAAGGGGATAAGGGTGGAGAGAGCCGACCTCGACAAGATTCGTTCTGAGTGTGCGCTCGGTGAGGTTCCCCTTTTCCAGATTAACTTTACCAACCGGTCGACGCTGCACGTTGACGACCAGTGGATCCTGGTCCCCTATGAACACTGGAAGCAGGTAAGCGGTGCCCCGTCTCGTAACGATCAATGACCTCTACGACCCCCTCAACGACTGGAAGCCCCTGCTCGCCCATGTGGCCGCACTAAAGGGTATCTTCGAACACTACAAGTCGCAGCGCAAACGCCGGCGTACGGTGAATGCATTCATCCCCGGAGACGAAGACCGTGCTCCGGGGCTTCACGCGTCTGAATTGTGCCATTGCAGTCGGCACGCGGCCTACTCGTTGATAAATGCGCAGAAGACCGTCAATGAAGAAGATGCGGACGTCAACATGCAGATGCGCTTCGACATGGGGCACATGGTGCACGCACTGCTGCAAGACGACTTCCAGCGTATGTGCTTCAACACGGGCGGCAAGCTCGTGTTCGAGCACGAGCTACGCATCGACGCCACAACCAGTGCCCTGGCCGCCCAGTATCTTTACCAGTCCAGCGCCGACGGCCTCTTCACGTTCTACGACCAGGAAGAAAATATTTACTTGCGCATCCTGCTCGAGATCAAAACCAAGAGCGCCCCGGAGTACGACAAGATCAAGCAGCCGGATAAAGACCACGTACAGCAGGTGTCTCTGTATCAGCGATTACTCGATGTTCCGCTGACGTGGATCCTTTATTACAACAAGTCGAACAGCAACTACACACCCCCAAAGACCCCCTGGCTCATCCCCTTCGACGTCAACGCTTGGAACTTTATGGACAGCCGGGCCAAGCACATTCACTTACTTGCGTCCCAGAACCAACTTCCCGATCGAGAAGAAGGGCGCCACTGCACATGGTGCCCCTTCGAACGGCCCTGCGAACCGGCCTATACCCGGCACGCGCAAAGCCGCAAACGTTCTCTCGTACCTAGGAGGCTGACATGACGCTGCACGTAGGCGGCAACATCGGCTTGGGGCAACAGCAAGAAGCCGCTGCACACGCGACATGGGATAGCTACGACGACGTGTTCATGGAATTGTCCATGAAGGGGTTCGACCCCCCGGGCCGTCCCCCTTTTCCTCGCCCACTCATTCATCCCGATCAATACACCCGCCTCGAAGGCGACGCCTATTCCATCCTGATGGGCCAGGTGGATTGCTGGTTCGAGTACACGAGCTGCGCCAAGGCGGAGATCGAAGGGCGGCTCATCACCATACGCAATGAAATGGACATCATCGGGGTCGACCTACGCGCCACCATACGCAATGAAGTGGCCCTCGGTAAGCGTCCGAAACCTGCCGAAACCGTTCTGAGAGACTTGGTCAAGGAACAGCCGCGCTTTCGGGAACTTCTGAAGCTTGAACAGGACCTCGAAGTTGCCAACAAGCAAATCACCGCCATCTTGGAGGCGCTCGAGCGCTACGCCAAGGGACTGAGCCGCCAGGTAACCCTTCGGGGGCAGAACGTCGAAATGACCAACATGGACCAAGGACGCCGGGGACTCCGACGCTTGACACCCCCATGATGTACGTCTGCCTTCCCCTCTTTCCCCCGTCGACCAACCACGCGTACTTTACCCGCGGGCGCTTCCGTAAACTGACCAAAGAGGGGGAGCGTTTCAAGAACGAAGTGCAGGGGTTTCTAGGAAAAAACCACCCTGACTTCTTGGCGTTCTTTCGCCCCAATGTGGAGTACGAGGTGCTTCTTCTACTTCACTTCCGCGAAGAAGAGCTTTACAACGAGCGCTGGCTGAAATCCACGAAGGTAGCTCGGCATAAGAGCAATGATGCGTCCAATAGAGTGAAGTTACTCGAAGATATCATCGCCAAAACAGCCGGGTGTAACGACGCTCAAAACTTTGCTATCTCAAGTGCGAAAACCGTAACCCTTCCGAATCAGGACCCCTTCACAGAAGTCTGGGCCTGGAACGAAGACGAAGATGGACCCATCGCTCGATTCCTCCACGCAAGAGCTCTATGAACTCTTCGCTCACATGAACCGCACGGAGCTCTACCAGCTCTGCCGTCATGCGGAACTACCGGTTCAACCGAACTGGTACCGCGCAGCGTACATCGAGGCGCTTTTGGGTAAAGAGTTTGTCGTAGAGCCCAACGCCCTCGATGAATTGCGCGTCAACCTCATCACGTTCATCACCGAGTTTTGGAGCAACTTACAGGCACAGCTGAAGTGCCCGGCGAAGAACATTCGCAACCCAGACCCTGCCAAGGTCGACGCAAAGCCCTGCTATCGCTGTGTTGATATGCAGGTGTCGGCTTGTTGGTCCGAGCTCTCCCCCGATCATCAACAGCGCCTAACGCAGCTCAGGAGAAAGTAGTGGGAATCGCCCTTGTAAGCATCGATACCGCCCCCCGCGATGTCGCTGCCCTCAAAACACAGTATCAATTGGCCGGCTTGTACAGGCTCATGCACTTGATGGGTTTGTGCAGCACGGAAGAACAAAAGATCGCATTTCATGACCTCAGCGTGGACGCCCGCGCTCAAACCGTTGCGGACGCGCTGATCGAGCATGACAAGAGAAAAGGAACTGCCATGAACAACAACCCCCAGATGCCGCCCCAAATGCCGAACAACCCGCAGCAACTGCCCTTCCAGCAACAGCCGGTGCAAGGCGGCTTTCCACAGCAACAACAGCAACCGGGGGGCTTCAACCCGCAGATGCCCGGGCCGCAAGTCCCTGTCGTGATCCCCGCGCACATGCTCCCCCCGCACATGGGTGCGCCCGGTCAAATGCCTTCGCAACCGCAGTCGATGCCGGGACAAATCCCTACCCAGATGCCAAACACGATGAACGCGCCGCCGTCCTTCGGGATGCCGACGATGCCGATGAACTCCCCGACGTCTTTCGGGATGCCGACGATGCCGGGACCTGGTATGTCGACGAACCCGCAACTCGTGCCGCAGCAACCCATGCAGCAACCGATCCCCTTTCCTCAACAGCCCGCCATGCAACAGCCGCAAGGAACCAACGCTCGGGAGACGAACGTCACGCTTCTCCAAATTGCCGAGACCATCCAGCGGCTGACCTTGGTGCAGGAACAGCTGTCCGCCAGCGTGACCGAGCTCAACAAGCGTGTAACTGGCGGCGTCAAGCTCACGAACGTCCAGTTGATGATGCTGATGATGCTCACCGAGCGCGCGCTGAACATGGATCACACGCAACTGCTGGAATACTACAAGGCGCACCTCCGCCAGGGCTACGACGAGCAGCTCTCGGCAGATCTCTTGGCGTCGCTCATGGGAAAAGCCTAGCGGCCAGCGCGAACCTCTGGCCGGGCTGTGTTCTTCCTCGGCCTGAGGATCTTATCGACGTTGACCCGACGGCGCCCGAAGCGTCTTTGCGGGACATCGTAGCGCTGGCGGGCCTCGAAGTTTTCGGGGCGCCGGACTCCCCCCTGCGCCGTTTGCAAGGGGCGGAGCTCGACTGATACAGGGGCGCTTAGCGCCCCCTCTTTTTCTTAGCCATCGGTTGGTAAACAAGCGCCGTGGGCGCCTTCTTGTTCTCGGGCACCGCTCGCGGGGCCGGACGTGGAAGCTCCGCGCCCTCCTCTACAACCGGCTCCACCAACCCTGTGCCGAAACCCCCGAGGCCCCGGGTGATCGTAAGCGTTCCGAAAGGAACGCCCGTCAACGCAAGAAAGCCGCTGCGCATTACACGCGCGCGCTCCGACGCGCCGGCGTCCCCAAACTGCTGACCACCGCCCCCCCGGTCGTGTCCGTAAGCTGCCACCGCGCCAAAACGGTGAAGCCGTCATCGTCAAACAGGGTGAGCTGCCCTGGGTTGCCCGGAGATTCTTCCATTCGGTTGGTCAGCGCCTTTCGAAGCAACGCAACATCCGTAGCGACCGAGGTCACTAAAAGAACGTCCTCGGCCTCCCCTTGAACATCGGCGCCATTGTTCACGTTGAACTGTGCCACGTAAGACGCCCCGGCTACAGCCCCCAACGTCGGCAAGCTGAGAAGCGTGTAGTAGTGCCCGCGCTCAACCCCCGTCATGGTCTTGTACTTCGTTACCCATCCGCTGGCTTTGAAGGCCATGAGGGACCAGTCCAAGTATTGTGTTGGATCTTCCCCGAGGCGCAGAGCTACCGTGGGGGATAACCCCGCGATACCCCCCACGCCCTCGCGCTCCACCACGAGGCTGAGAGGAACGACATCCTGCGCATCAGCGATCAAGTAGCTCATATCACGGAATATTCACGATGACCGGCGTTGCATAGCCGATTGGAACCGTAATAACCGTCGGGTACTTTGCTGTCAAAGCGACGACGAGGTTAGCTACATCGGCTTGCAAGCTTTGTAGAAGGGCCGCCTGCGTCAAACCCGTGAGCGTAACCGGTGTGATAGCAGCGGTCGCGGGCGCTGCCGGCAGAGCCTGTGCTTGGACCATACCCCGATACCAGAACATGGTGGATGCGGCTGTTGTTGGTTGATCCTGCACGAAGTACTGACAAGTATACGTACCGGCATTCACATTGACGGGGGTCCACGAAGCAATGACGGCGGTTAACGTTTGCGAAGTCATGCGGTCTCCTTACGCAGTCAACTCTGTAACGTACGCGTTTCCCGCAGCCGATGCCCAGATACCATCGACCTCTCCCGTATATCCAAAGGGGATTGAAAAAGAAGTTTGGGGTGCAAGCTGCACCGAATAGCTGGTGCTCGACGCAGTCGTCCCCAGCTTTGCATAGAGGATGGCTGTGCTGTCGTTGTAGATGAGTAAACCTAACCGATTGGCGTTGGCAACTTTGAGCACCACGTTCGATGCACTGCCAGCTACTTGTGTGACGGCCGGGGTCGATGCGGTCGTTGGCTTTGTTGAAACCGTCCCCTGCACACGCGTTACATCGACTTGAAGACCGTTAGCGGTACTGGACTTCAATCTGTCCCACGTTGTGCCGTTGTACCCCATGTTGAACGCATTAACGTAGATGACACCCAATGCCACCGTGGCCAAAGCATCCGCTGCATTTCCAGCTGAACGCGTGCGGTCCCACGTTGTGCCATTGTACCCCGAAATAAACGCCTGGGCGGGTACTGCAGTTGCTGCGTTGGCGGTTGCATCCGCGAGCGTGTTCGGGCCAACGACTTGTGCTTTAAGATTCGTAGCCGTTGTTTGTGTAACAACTAGGCGCCCCGACGTGTCCGTTAATGCGGAGCGCAATAACCCACCCCCGTCAACGCCGCCGATACAAATGGGGTTATTGTAAAAGGTTTGCCCGTATGCAGTCAGACCCCCCGCAATTGCAATTGCTTGATCCGGTAGTAGAGCAACAGCACCTGTAGTCCCAGGTGCAACGGAAGCATTCCACGTAATGGTAACTGTACCCGACGTATACGCCGTCATTTGAAGCTGTATTTGGGTATAGCCACCGACGTTAACGCTGCCGACGATGTTGCTTGCAAAGTTAAACCCTTGATTGAGGGAATAGTTTTGAAAAGAATAGGCAAATAAAATGGGCAAGGGCCCAACCCACTGTCCATCCCCAGCTTGCCCAAAAACCTCTACCGTACCGTTCCACGTACCGGTTGTGCTGCACGTCAACGTAGTGCATCCGTTGAGTGGAACGGTGAGCGTAGCGTTCAGGGCCCCTAGCGTCCCGGAACCACTTTTATCTGTGGTAGTTAAGGGGGCGACAACCAGCTGCCCTGACGTATTGGTGGCAAGCGCGCGCAGATTAGTTCCATCGGAGCCCGCGACCTGCACGGCCGTTAACGGTGCTGCAGCGCCTACCGCACCCACCGCAACGTCGGCCTTCGCACTTACCGACGCGTTCACCCCCGTGAACGTGGGAGAGCCCGTACCTCCTATCGTCCACGCTACTTTCACCGCGCCACTTTGCGTGGGAATGGTCAACACTTGAATCCCGATGGCGCTGAACACATTGGAAGAATGCGCGGCCCCAACGGTTGCGGTCAGCGTTACCGGGTCCACCTCGGTGACGGTGTACTGGAGCGTCGGTAGCGTTCCCGTGGGCGACGCGGTGATGTTGACGATGAGCTCGAGCGAACCCGCTCCGTAACCTGAAAGAACAACGGACCCGCTGGCGCTCACAGACGCATTGGTGTGCACCGCTTGCGTATTGGGATCCGCGAAGGTCGGAGCTGCAGCGCCAGGAAACGAAAACATAAGGCTCCTACACGTTGCGCGTTGAGTTGGCGCTCGTCATCTTATTGCCAGTATAACTGTACGCCACAGTCAGCTGAGCAACGACAGTCGTACCATTCGACGCATAGATAGTGCGTACTTCCTGGGTCATTTTATTCCCCGTGTACGTGTACGCTATGTTCTTAAGAAGTGTGCCACCGCTTACCCGCGTCCACGTCTCGTTCGTCAGCTTGTTTCCTACGAACGTATTTGCGTACGTTGTTGAAACGGTAACGGGATCATTCGCTAGGTACAGGTCATAATTCGAAAACGTGAAGGACCCAATAACCGACAGGTTGCCTTGTACAACCGTCGTGGCCGCTGCCGATCCTAAGTAAAGAGACTGGGTAGCACCCAGCAAACTACCCACTGTCAGATTGCCCGTAGGGTTCAGCGTTTCGATCTCGTCAACCAGCAGCGCATCACCCACAGCGAAGCGCGCCAGGTTGCCGGTGGTACCGAGCTTTAGGGCAATAGGCATGTCAGGTAATAAGAAAGCGCTTGCTGTGCATCTCAGGGTTTACAACCGCTTGCGCGAACCCTTGTTCATGATTGAGCGTTACAACCGCGTGTGTGCTGGGGATCAATTTCTCCAATACATCAAGAGCTTCGTTCGACGCGCTATTTACAGCGTTCACCGCAGCGCGGTACTCGGGCGATACGGTAAGCGCTTGGTCGCAGGCGCGCTTCAGTGCTTCCGCATATTGCTGCCGCAGAGGCGCTACAACCGCTTCGAGCGCCTTCTCCCGTTTCAACTCCAGGTACGCCAACTTCCAGCGCAGCTCTTCGGGAATGGGCAGCGTGATGCTGCCATCTTCGGCTTGATGCCGAATGCTAACGGGGGGCGCCAGCGCTTGCGCCATCACCAAAGGCGTTTCCTTTAGCGTCGGGCGCGGCACTTCCTCTCGAAGGGCTCTCCACCGGGCGTTGCGGGAAGATTCCATACGATCCAGCGCTTGGCGTTCTTCGTTTTGCAGCGCGTACTCCCCTCGTTCCGACGCGCGCAATTTGTTGTAAAGCGCCACCATCTGTTCATTCGACAACGTCTCCTCAACCGGCGCAGACGGCGCCGGCGGGGGAACAGCGGCGCACGCCTCTACAGTGCACACCGGCACGGGTGCGGGAGGGGCCTTCACACGCGAGAGCTTTCGAGTAGCCATACTCCGTCTTTATCAGAGAACCACGCCCACGGCGGGATCCCAGTAGAACGTTGTCGCCGTCGCCGCCCACCCTACGCGCTGAACCAAGTCTCCCGTGGTGCTCGACGCGGCTTGGGTAGGCGGACCCCCCGTGCCCACCGGCGCGAAGAGAGCACCGCCCGGCGTCCACGTCTGCCCTGCCACCGTCACCTTGGCGCCCAACATGGCCACGCGGCACGTCAGGGTGCCGTTCCCCACGACGACGTCGAGCGCGCACCCCAGATTGTCCACGTTGGCCGCCCCGGCCGCCGTCGACTTCACCAGCTGAGACGAGGAATTCAATGCGACGACGTCGCCCACCGCCGTGGTGTAGCCGCTTGAAACAACAAAGGATTGAATGTTGCCCTGGGTGTCAGCTTTGGTGGCCAACGCGTTGAGGCCCCCCAAAAGACTGGTCACGCCGCTGAACACCTGGTTGGTACCGGTTTCCACCAATGCGCGGGCGCTGGACTGGGACAGGGTTAGCGTCAAACCACTGTCGGTCAAACTGATCTCGGCCGCGGAGCTCAACACGACGTTGCCCGACGTCGTCGTCGAAAGGGTGGCGCTGGCCGCGGTAGCGCCCAAGGCCACCGGGGCCCCGGAAGCGCCGGCTCCAGTGATACCCCCTGCGCCGGTGACCTTGAAAACCGAGACCCCCGCTTTTTGCGCGTCGAGCGCATTGCCCGAGCCCGCGTTGTTGATGACCAACACATTGCCCGTCGAATTCACGCCGACCGTGATGTCAAAGGCGTCGCCGCCGGTGGACGCAGACGTGGGCGCCTTCGAAAGGGTAAGAACGGGCGTGGTGTCGGAGTTTGTATTGTTCGAGAACGCGATGGACCCGTGCCCCGACGTCACTGCAATGGACTGCCCGTTGCCGTACACGTTCTGAAGTGTTGGGGTACCCGCAGAACTGATGGACGCGCTCATGTCCGCCAGGGCATCCATCAGATCCGTACTGGTGGTTTGCGCTTGACTAATCCGCGTACGGTCCACACCGATTGCGTAGGCACCGGCGTTGGTACCGGAAGCTTGCAAGTTGTACGCGGCCAGCCCTGGGTTGCCACTCGATGCGCCCCCCACCGACTTCAGCCACAGCGCCAACTCGTATTGTGAAACGCTGGAGCCAATACTCACCAATCCCGCGCCGGGGGCTACGGTGGCGTTCTGCGCGATGGTATCGGCGGTACCTCCGCCCAAGTTGATGGTGTGCCCGGCGTTATTTCCAAGGTTGACCGTGCCATCAACCGTGAAGTTCCCCGTAACCGTCTCATTGACGGACACCGTGCTCGAGCCATCTACGAGAAAGGCGCCAAGAATTTCAACGGTGCCGGCGGCGGAACCCAGTTGAAGCTTATCGGACGCGCCGATGTTGCCACCGATGGTCAGGTTTCCGCTCGCACCTCGGCGCGTAATGGACGTTAAATCTGCCGCGTCAGCCAGCGCAAATTGAGCGAGGTTACCGGTGACAGGATTAAGCTTGATCGGGATGAAACTACTCATTGCGCAGATCCTTGCTGAGCGAACGACACGTCCATATCAACGTTCACTGGCGGGGCATCCGCAGTGACATCAAGAAAAAGTAAACCCTCGGGATGCCGTTGCCCATTGCGCCGACTGCTTTGGGGGGCGTGCATGTTCTGAAGCATCTGTTGTGCAACAGGATTCTCCGTTTGCACAACACCCCCAACAGGTACGTGGAAGACCGGTGCTGATCCTAGGGCGCAGATGGTCATGGTTCCATCCGCATTCTTCTGGGCGTAGCGCACGCGAAAGCTGAAGGTGCCTTCGCGAACAAAAGGCTGAGCCAGCTCCGTTACGCGATACTTTTTAGGGGCCATCTACATCTCCACGAGGGGCTGGGGTTGAAACAACACCGAGCTCGGCGTTAGTACCATACCAATTGCTTGAACTATCGAACCCGAAGGCAGACTTAGTAGCGGCGCGGTTACAGCACGCCCGGCACGACCTAGGTACAGTGTTGTGCCCGGCGTCAACCCCGAAAACCCGTCCACACGGCCGAAGTATGCCAGGGTTACGATCAACGCCGAGGGCAGCGCCACCACCCAAGCGCTCGCAGGAGCTGTGGCTAAGCTGACGTTATCCGCTACCTCTACGATTCCCGCGGGGGTCACGTACACAAGCAGTCCCGCGGCTACGTCGGCCGTTGCTTGAAACTCCCCGGCCTTTGAAAGCACCGCGTTCGTGGAGGGCACGCCCCCCACGAAGTCGAAGGTCCCCGTGAATGGGTTGAAGGCGATGGCCGCCATCAGGTTCTCGCGACCGCTGTCAAATTCCCATTGGTGTACGTCAGCGTCAATGTCGCAAGGACAGTACCCCCTAGGGAATAAGCCACCGACGTGATGTTGCCACTGGTATCGTAGCCAAGAGCCATCGCGTCGTAGTTCACGGGCACGAGCGGACTCGACGTCAGCCAGGGGGTACTGGAGTTCCCCTGAACCGCCGTAACCGAGTCCGTCAGCGCGCTGAGCGTACGACTGATGGTGATCTTGGCCACGCGTGCCCTCTTCTCTAGCTACTCGGCCAGATGGTCTTCAGCCCTGCCATCGCTCCCGCCGAAGCTGCCTGCTGCGCCTGGGCCAGGGTGATGCTCGGGTGGGGAACCGGCGGGGGTACGGGCGTCGGCGCGGGGGGCACCACCACGCTGCCCCCAAGGCCATCGAAGTCCGAGATGAGCTGGTTCAGGTTGAATCCGCACGGCGCCTTGGCCATCGCCTTGTTGATGATATCGGGCGTCAGCAGGAACCACACCTCGCCGCCACTGTTAAGAATGGCGTACTGCGCAATGGCGTTCCACGTGAACGTACCTTGAAGCCCCCAGGTATCGATGAGTGCCCCGCTGGGCCCGTAGCCGATACCGCAGAAGGAATGCCCGTTTTGAGGATCGGTGGCACCGGCCACATCCCACACGAAGCCGTTGCCGCTCGGAAAGGGGTTGATGTACGCGTCGGGGAGCGCCACCCCAAAGTCGCAATTCTCGAACAGGTACATGCCGAGCATCAGCTCGAGCTTGTTGGTGGCGTTGGCCGAAATGTAGCCGAGGAGTTTCGTTCCATTGGCAAACCCCTTCGCCTGCCAGTACGCCAAAGCCGTCTGAATCTCGCAACCGTTGTCCGTCGCGGGGTTTCCAGGGACGTAGCCCCCGATGTGCGCGTAATCGGTAACGATCTGAGCGTCGGAGGCGACAAACAGATTGCCCGCATTGCCCGTGGCCACGCCTTCGATGTGGTAACCCGATGCGATGACGCAACAACCGAGCGTATTGTTGCAGTACACGTCGCTGAGGGCCGGTCCCGCCGCGGGGGCATAAGACACTGAAGCCGGCGGCGTCGGCTCCGTAGTCATGTAACGGCTCAGCCGGTAATGCGGCTGAACGATCGTCGGCGTGCGCCGACCAAAGGTAACAAAGCGCCCAATATGATGGTTAAAGACACGCTTCAGCATTCTAGGCTCCTATTCTAACGCACGGGGTTAACAGCGTGGATTTGGATCAGCTCGTCGTAGAAAGCGTTCCACATAGACGTCTTCTCGACGTCTTCTTTCGGAGGCGAGCCTAGCAAAGCTTGCATCATCCCAAGGGACATCGTCGCCATGCTTTGCAACCGATCCTTCGGAATGTGCGCTACGTACGCGGCCTTGGCCTGCGCTACACTATCAAAGCCAAGAAACACCTTGTACTCATCAAAGGTTCCATCGGGCTTTGTCTGCGTCGCCCAATACGCGTCCGGCGCGTTCTTGTTAGGACCCAGAAAAACATCGAGCTCATCCCCGTCGCCTCCTTCGGTCTTCGGGAAGAAACCGTAGTCGTACTGGTAGGTGCGCTTCCAAGGCGTGCCCTTCGCGTCTTTGCCCACCATGACAAAGCCCTTGGGTCGGTCCACGCGCACCTTGAAGCCCTGAAAGTCGACCGTGAATTTAACGGTGTTCGGGCTTGAAGGTTTTCCTTGGTAGCTGCTCTCCTCGTTCGCCGCGCTCTTCTGAAACGAGGGCACGAACACCAGCGTATCGCGGTTGTCCACCGGAACGAAGCCCTCCTTTGTGTAGAATTGGCGCAGCGCCTCGATGCTCGCGGGCATATCTCCAAAGGGACGCGGCTTGATGTACAAGGGTCCCTCAGCGGCCAGCTTGGCCTCTTGGATCAATGCCCGCGCAAATCCCTGCCCGCGATACGCCGGCTCCACGTAAAGCTGCTCGAGCGCTCTTCCAGAGAAAGGCTGGGGTGCTTCGCGCAAAACCGCCGAAGCGAGCACCATGCCCTCGGGGGACGCTATGCGAAGAAACGAGTTGTCCGAAGGCACCGCACGAGCCTACCAGAAGGTAGGCTGCATCCGTTAGACACGGGAGAGAAGCACCTGCGTCAGCATCTTGCGCGAGGCGCGATAGATCAGCGCCGCAAACGTTGCGGCGAAGAAAGCCAGAAAGAGCCGCCCTGCATACGTCGTCATAGGCCCAAACGTGAACGGCTCCGGGATCAGGGCCAACACCGCCGCCCACCCGTAAGGAAGTACGTGCAGCACAAGCTCATTGTAAAAACGAGCAAGGGTGCTGCAGTACATAACCGTGAACGTCTTCGTTGCCCCGCACAACGTTTTCTTCGGCGTAAACGAAGGTACGAGAGAACGAACGACCACCTTCGTGGCGTCCACCGCCGACGAGATGACCACGGCCAAAAGCATGAGACCAAAAGGGTGAACGTCGGTCATGACGTTATCTTAGACAAGAACAGGGAAGGCAAGGGGAAGAAACGTAAAAGCGCGGGAATGAGCGGGCTCGTGTCCCTTAGCATGTAAGACGACCCCGGAAGAATGAGGTACGCGCCATCGGGACCCATTTGAAAATCGAATGTATAGGAAGCGTCGGCGACAAAGCCGTCATAACCCGGCATTGCGCTAGGCATCCCAAGGCTCGTGTAAAGCCCCCCGCCGCCGCGCTTGAAGTCCAGCAGTTCAGGGTCCCGGCTCCAATACAAAACATTACCGGAGATCCCAATGAGCTCAGTGCCCGTCCACAAGATATTTGAGAGCTGCTGCCCAAAGCCAGGAATCCACGTGCTGACGTCGCCGTAACTCTGAGAGACAAGCACCTGTCCTTCACCCGAAGCCATCACACCTGCCGGATTACCAGGAACGGGACCAAGCCCCGTGCACGGTGCACCCGGATCGCCGAGCGTAAGTACCTGCGTCCATGTGTTCACGTCCCAGGGAGCACGCCACACACCGCCAGCACCCCCATAATAAACGAAGCCATTGGCGGCGTACACGCAATAAACAGGGCCAGTAACTGTGCCCTGACTACCCCACGCGTACCCGTACGAGCTCGAGTTGTAAAAGGTCACTTCACCGCCAAGAGCGCGCCCGGCAACAATAACAATCCCCGACGGGCCTAGATACGGTGGGCACACATGTCGGGTAAACCCTCCGGAGACGGTGACGTTCGTCGATGTACCCGCGCTCGTGTTGTAAATAATTGAGATAGGTCCTGGTGCGCCAAGTTCCGAGGCATCCCCCAGGGTTACGAGATCACTTCCCTCCGTACCCGCCGACCACGCCGCGCGTAGCACCGAAAAGGTAGCCGCATCCTCAAGAACGTTGAGGGACTGGGGGCTATTCGCTTCACTGTAGAAGAGCGTTCCGTATCCATTCGCGTCCGTGGACCCTAACGCTATTCCGCCGCTTGCTACTCGCTTGGCGTAGCTCATGCGTGTCAGCGTTGAGGTACCTCCGGGCATATACCCGTTATGCTTAAATTCCCTGGGTAACGCGTACGCTAAGGTAGCGGCGGCATCGAGGTCATTGGGTACGGTGTTAACCCGCAGCCATTGAAAAGAACCGATGGTGTTCGTACGCTTGTACTGGAGCTCCACGGGCGTGTTGAAGTTGTCGTAGGTGGTCAAGAGCGTACTGCCGCTACCGAACCAAGCAATCTTTCCCCCCAACGTCTCAGCCGTCGTCGTGATGCGAAGAAGATCCCCTTCTACGGGATTGAACGCAGGGTCGAGCGCCACGTACACAGGACCGTTGGGCATGCTGTTGAAGACGACGTGAAGGTGGCCCCCCTGCGTACTAGGGTTCCACGTTACAATACTCTTCACAGAAGTCGCTTCAATGATGTAAGGCTCGTGGGAGAATCGCCGCGATGTAACTAGCTCTTGTCTCATGGTTACCCTTCGAAGTCTGTACGCGTGATCCGCACGATGCCATCTGGTGCCACACGGCAGACGAACATGTAGACGAGTCCGAGGAGATCCGCGATAACGTTGTCGCCGCGACTAAATACCCAATTGCTTGGTGTATTCAGCGTAAAAGCAGAGCCATTGCTCTTGATGTAGAAAGTAAAGGAGTCGCCTGGAGTCAGTGCCCAGTTCGCTGTTGCACCCACTGTGGTAATCGTTAGCTCCGTGATGCCTACAACGGTTGTTGCGTCAAAGAGCACGCTGGAAGGACCGTTCCAGAGATCGATGTTCCACGTCATCGTGGTGCTCATCGTCGCGGCGATTGTTCGTTCCCGTAGTGCGCTGGTGATGATGCCGCTGTTCGCGATGTTGCCGTTGGAGCAAACGGTGAACTGCGGGGACAGGTTTCCCGTGTAGTAAAAGCTACCAACAGCAAAGACGGGGGTATTGTTCAGCGCAGACCCGTAGAAACCAGAAGCCAGTTCCTGCATACCGCTGTCCGGAGTACCCGCTCGATTACGCGCCGGTGAGATATGCATAAAGGGCGCGTAGGCCATGCCGGATTGAGGCATCGGCCCAAGCTGCGGCTGATTCGTCGTGGCGCCCCCGACAACGTCCACCACTTGAAGCCACGTCACATAACAAGAAGTATTGGGGGCGAACGTCGGAACCGGGGAATTCATATCCCCGCCAAGAGGCATCAATTCGGCGGTGACTGCATTAGGAAGGCTGTACACCAGGTACGGCATGCGCGTCAGCACAGCGCCATCCAAGCGCTCAACCAAAAGAATATCAATGCCGAAAGCTATCCCTGTCTTTCCGCTCTCGGAGAAGTAGTAGGGTGCATTGACAGCGACGTAGCTAGACCCTGTACTGCCGGGGTTAAGGGTTGCCGGCGTCCGCACGGCTAAATACGTAAAGTATGGGTCACTACCTACTTCATTCGCGGCCAAATCAACCGGATTGACCACCAACGTTGCGGCAACATCACGAATCGAAGGACCGCGCTCTGTGCCCCCACCCGACGTACGGCGTGTCGTAATGTGCACATGGCCCGTACTCCCCGAAATCGTGTAGTCGAAGTTCGTATAGCCCGCGCTTCCCAGATACCACCCTGCCAACGGCGCGGTCGTGAACTGCGCGCGCAGCGGATCATCAAAGGCGCTCGGCGATGCTTCCCAGGCGTGGTTTTCCGCAATGATGGAAACCGAAGGACCATCACGATAGATGGTCGACCCGCTCCCGGGCGTGTCGTTGTCCTCCGCACCACCGCCGGTGCGCGCCGTGGACTTCCGATACTTCTCGTTGAGACCATGGCTAAAGTGCTTCCACAGATTCGAGTCGTACGCGCGTCCCAGCAAGTGCTCCGCAACCCAATCGCCCGCGCGGGCTTCCAACAAGTTGGCGTAACTGGTGCGTCGTCCAACAAAAAGTGTGTACGTCCCCGGAGGGATTAGAACAGGAAAGCGCAGGGTGGGGTTGGTGTAGAATCCATCGGCCGCGGTGCCCAAAACATTGACACCCGCACCATTGTGAATGAGGGAGCAAAGCGGTATCTGCCCCGAGACCCACAAAACGCTTCCGTCGCTGTTTTCGAGATAAACCAAACGATTGATGGCGTCCTGGGTGTTCAGGGTACCGCTAGGGCCTACGAATACATCACCTCCGAGCGAGATGTTTGCGGTCGCCGTACCAACAACAATTGTATCCCGCTCAACGCGTGGAAGGCTTCCACGAAGAATGTTGTCGATCGCGTCCGTATTCTGGGTTAGCGCTCGCAGCCCGCGGTTTGTAAACGTGCTGGTAGCGTCTTCCCCAAACGCCACGAAGTAGGTACCCGCGTTGGGCCCTCCAACCTTGGCACTGTCGGCGTTTGCACTCCCGTCACCGCCCCCTGTTCCCCCGTTGGTTACGTTGGCGCGCGCGTAGCTTTGGGTACCGATACTTCCCGGATACGCGCCGCCTTGCAGATTATAAAGGGGGTCGTTGAAGCGAATAAATGGCATAGCAAACTCCTAAAAGTTGAACGTCCACGAGACCTCGAGCGAGATCGCCGTCGTCTTGCTCAGCGTATCAAACGTATCGTACGCAATGAGCGTATTGAGGTAGAAACCTGAATCGGCAGCAGACGTGAACAACCCAACCTCACTCAAGGGAACCGACGCAAACGGTAAGTAGCTGACTTCCGTTTGAAGAAAGAGCCGAGCAAACGTGGTGCTCACACCGCTGGCATGTTGCGCGGGGGCTTGGATAGCGCCCAGCCATTTATCGCCACTCACCCCGGGGTAGCTGGTGGAGCCCCCGGACACCCGCACCGGGCGCTCGAGCGCCGTAACCGCACGGTTTAAGTCGGTTTGATTATTGGCCCCAATGCCTGTAGCGCTGCTGGCTGCGTACGGATCGCCAGGGCCTCCGATGGGCGAGCTGTTGGCCGTCGTTAGTTGAAGCTGGCGAACCCCACCAATACCGAACCCCATGTAGCGCACGCGGTCATCGCGCTGGGCTACATCGGGAGCATAGGACTGATACGCGATGAGCTGCGACAGCCACCCGCGGCCCAGATCCACGAAGATATTGTGCCCATCGCGTCGCGCGACAATCTTTCCGCGTTCCCGCGCGATGAGATGCAAGTTCTGTTTGACTTCAATGTCTTCCGTGAATCTCACGATGCAAACCTCACGGTCCAAGAAAACGTGATCACGCTGTCACTTTGGAAAAAGAGAGCGTTGAAATTAACGTAAGCAAGCGCCGCGTTGTACGGTAAGTTAGGGGACGCCGCGGAGTTGAAGAGCCCTGCCTCAGAAATGGGAAGGATCGTAAAGGGGCTGTACGCTAAGATGCCCGCCGATCCATCCAATGTCGTGCGAAACGTCACCGAGTTGATATCGCGGTAGTACGCCACAAGAGGGTTTGAGAGCCAAACATCGGAAGAGAGCGCACTAGGATACGGCTGCGTACTTCCCGTGAAGCGCACAGGGCGTTCAAGCGTGGTGATCAAGGGTCCCGTAGGATTGATCTTGTTGTACGCGTTGCCTGCCGTACCGACAGGATCTTCGCCTGGTGGGTACGCTGTGGCCAACACCGTTTCGTACGCTATCCCAGAGGCTTCGTTACCGCCGATGCCCACCCCAAAGTATTTGATGCGATGGTCTTCTTGCGGAAAGTCACCGATAGCGTCATCGATGACTTGAAAAGCGACCAATTGGGATAAGTACGCTTTACCGACCGACGTCCAAACATTGTGAACACTGCGCGTTTCAACGAGGATGCCTGCGCGGCGGTGTTCTATAAGAACATTGTCGGCGTTCATGTAACATCCCCCGTACTACAATATGTTCCCGCCGCCAAGGGTACATCAAATGCCCACGCGCCGCGCTCAATGAACACCGCGGCCACAATCTGCGTCCAGCCCGGCACTTGTTCGAGCGCACTCACCGGTGCAATCGACAAGGCAACAGCATCCCCACCATTCAACGCAGCCGTCAGCGCTACCGTGAGCTCGATGTTCTGAGGTAGGGTTACAACGAAGCCGTTGACGGGGTGCGTATACCCCAGCGTAAACGGTAGGATTGCCACAGCAACCCCATTAACGAGAAGGGTAGCGACCCATGCAGCTTGCGTTAACGCAGCGCCCCCCTGGGTAGGCCCGTTCAACTGAATACTGGCACGTTGAATCGTGCCGCCGTAGGGTGCGATGAACAGCGGAACCGTTGCGGGGTACGCAGGAGGTGGAAGAACGGTCGCGAATTCTTGGGATGTTAGATTTTGGTCATACGCGAACACGCTGTCATACGTGGGAAGGGTACCCCCGGGGAAGACAGCTGACTGAGTTGCCTCAAGTTCGTCTGCAGGGCACACCCACTCCTTATCAAAACCCCAGGGTACTGGTGCCGAAGGACCAGGATAAACGGGCAGCGCCACGGTCGGGTCATCCCCACGATCGTAGTAGTTGCGCCAGCTCTCGTTGTTGTAGCGCGCACCCGAAGGCCACGGCTCATCGAAGTAAATGCTCGCGCCCTCTCGATCTCCTGGTGTGTCGTACAGGTAAAGCGTCAACACCATGGTGACGTCATCCTCCACGTCAATCTGATCGCCGTTGGTGCCATCCGACGCCCCCGCATCCATGGACACTACGTAGAGCGGGATCGTGTACTTCGGTTTGATGCTCTGAATAAACTGTTGCGCGAACACCACTGACGCAAGGTTGAACGCCTGGCTATTAACCTGGATTAAGAAGGTGTGGTACTTCTGAACTTCGTAGAAGACCCCCTGCATCAAGATCCCCTGAAACCACGAGGGATCCTTGACGTAATCCACGACCTCGGCGCCCGTTACAAGAGGCGCGAATTGCGTAACCGTATCCCCAACCGCGTACAGCGCATTCGTCACCGAGTTGGTTTCGAGGCCAAGAACACGGGGGTACACGTAGGAACGAACAAGAGCTGCATTCGCCGTATCTTGAATTAGGATACGGCTTTGCTGCGTAAAGAAGTCCGTGCGGATCTCAAGAATGGTGCCCGCTTCTTCCGCAAAGGGTAGCCCTAAGAATATCTGCATGGCGATGCGCAGATTCTGCATCGTCGGGCCGTTGTATCGCGCGTACCAGATGCCCCGCACCGCCGATAGGTAATCCACGGTAGCGGGTACCATGTCCCGGGTTAGACCGATCGCAGAGCCGAAGTTGGCCTCGATGAGATCGCTGTTATCGAAAAAGGTGTACTCCGCCCACAAGCGCACCGGGGGACGCTCACTTTCAAAAACATCCCCGACATCGGGCGCAACACCCGACACGAAACGCAGGGCCGACTGTCCTCGAAACGCTTCGAGGAAGTAATCCACGTTCCGTAGCAACACCTCGTCTGTATCCACGATCGCGATGACATCGCTGAGCGTGGGGATATCGACGATGCGACTGTCCACCGGAATGAAATGACGGCGCAGTACACGAGCGAGACGTACGAACGCGCCGGGCTGAAGCGACAGCTGAGCCGCCAAGAGTCCCGTATCCACCGCCAGGCGATTGACCTGCGTTGCATTCGCTCCGAGGGCCACGGTGGACACCAACGTGATGACGTTCTGCCCGTTGACCGGAACGATGAGCTCGAAGTCCACGGGGTCGCCCGCGTCCACCAGTCCCGCCCAGAAATTCAAAAAGGTGGAATCCACCCACCCCGGAACCACCCAACTCGCGCCGCCCAACACTGTTGGTGGAAGGGGGTCCTTAACCACGAGGCGTTGAAACGCGAAGTCATCGCTAGGGTCATCCACGGCGCGCACCACGCGGTACCCTTGCCGGTTAACCACCAACAAGTCGTCTTCCAGTAGGGCGCTGTCACTTAGAGAGCACGAAACCCGAAAGGCGTAAGCACTCAACGCCTCGCCGCCCGTACCCCCTAACAAGGTGTTGACGCACGGGTACGTAAAGCCTGGCGACGTCGATGTACCAAGGAGAACAAAAGGAATCGCGGCGGTTACGTGCACATACGCCGCGGGCGCCGAGGTCAGCGAAGCGAAGGTCAGCGGCCCCCCATTGCTCACAAGCAGTGTGCTGCCCAGATCAATGCTGAGCGCCGCCCCGGCGGGGCTGCCCACGGTAGGGGAACCAACGCGCAGGCCCTGCGCGCTCGTCAGCGTCAGCACGGCTGCGGGCAACTGCGCGGCCAAGTCCGCCAGAAAGCTGGGAAGATCGCTTGGCGTTCCGACGGTGGCCGTAGCGGATACCCCGTCCACGGAAACGGTCAGAGTGAGCCCCGCGACGGCGTCGGGGTACGTCAACACGCCGATGGGCGCTGAAGTAACTGAGGGGCGCGTCCACCACACCGTGGCCGTGACGCTAGGCCCCAACACTTCGCGAAGGCGTGCCTGCAGCTCTTGCGCGAAGGCTGTGGGGGGCACCGTGCCCAGTCCGACCAAGGGGACGGCCACGGGTGCCGCCAAGAAAGGAGAGCCCACCACCACGCGCGTGCCCGCGACCCCGCTCACCCCTGAGGAGGGCAGTGCATTGGAGGTAATCCCACCCCAGATGAAACGCACGGCGGTAAGCTCCGGCGACGGTTCGGGCAACAACAAGTCGTAGTGAATCCAACGACGAATAAAGGTGCGCTGAATATCCCGAAGGCTCTTGCTGTACTCGACCTGCCACAGCGTATAGAGCTCAGTGGACGCAACGCGCGCCAACGCCTCCCAAAAGACGCTGATGCGATCCCGATCCTCAACCTGCTTCCAGACCGACAGCAAATTATCGAACAGGAAGGACGCATCAATAGGACATCCCTTTGGAAGCGCGCTCTCGAGCACGTTCACCAGCACGCGGCTTCGATTGGTTCCCTGGGGGCTCGAACTTGTGCTGCCGTTATTCACGCGAAGGTCAAACGTAAAGAACGCCAAGACGTCGGGGTAGAACGTCGGCTTGACCGTTGTTGCTCCATTGATCCCGTTCTGTCGAAGTACTTTGAACTGCGTACCCGAAATGTTCTCGGGCAAATCTTGGTACTCTACTTGGACAGAAAACGGATTTACTCTATTGATATTAACGATCGTGAACGACCCGTCGTTGTCCGTTAATACATCCCCGACTTGCAGCGGTTCGAGTGCATCAATCGCTACCAAATCTTCGCTGTAGAAGGTATCGGTAAACCCGGTGGGGGGTACCTCTTCGAACGTTTGGCCGTCACCGCCCGTGGCCAAAAACATGCTGCCGTTCGGTGCGTCGACCAAGCGCCATTCGTACGTCAGCGCGAGTCCATGCGGGTCAAAACTCGCACTACCATCCAACTGCACAATACTGCAGAACAGCGTCGTCTGATCACTGCCCGCGTTCGCGGTGGGGGGTACCGACAACAAAAGCGCTTGAGAGGAAAGCTGGTAGTTGAATAGCTCGACCCAAGAAACAGCCTCGGGCGCCCCTAGTACCGAAACAAAGGCGGCACTAGGAATGTCGCTGATGGTCGGCAGCGCTACTAGAATGGCCTGAAGCTGCTGTCCCGCAGAAGCGCTCGCGCTGGGTGTAATGAACAGGTACAAAAGCTGAGCGCTGGCGTCGACAACAACGCGAATAACGTACTCAACCCCGACTTGCGTCCACGTGGCGCTTCCCGGAATCTGCGTAACGGGCTGGTCGGGGATGATGTTTCCATCGCTGTCGATAGTGACTTCCCCGGTATAAGCCCAACCCTCTTCCGAGATGAAAAAGCCGGCAGCGTACCCATTGGCATCCCAAACCCCTAGGTAAACATGAGGCCCACAAGGAACGTCCTGGGATAAGCCACTAAAGTCCGGGGGGAGCGCCTCAAAGCTAACGTCGTACTGAACCGTGAAGGAAGCTGTGACCGCAACATCAATCGCTAGGATAGCGGTGGTTGCTGGGTACGCTCCCCCAGATGCAACATTGAAGGAACTGGGAAAGAATCCTTCAGCACTTCCGACAAGAGCCACTTGAACAAAGGTAGCGACGCGCTCCAAGTCATCGGGTCGTGCAACACCCGATAAATCGAAGATATCCCACTGGCGGCTCGTGGGAATATTCTCAAGGGGAACAGCGTCTTCTCCGGCTCCCCAATTGCTACCCCACGGGGTATTACCGAAACTCATGCTAGAACCGACCCATCATGGCTTGGTACTGCGTTTGAACCTGCACGGCGGTCAGCGCGACGTTGTAAATGCGAGGGAGCGCGACCATGCCTGGGTAGGAATTTGGGTTGAGCGTCGAACTCGACGTTACAAGCTCATCGCCAAACCACCAGTTGTTGGTCGTCGTCCACTGAATTGCCCCCGTTACCGCCGTCGATTGCACGAGGTTCCCGTCGTAGTACAGGCGCGCGTACGCGCCGTCGTAGGTGCCCACAATATTGTGCCAGGCACCCAAAGTGATAGTCTGATAAGAACTAACGAGAGTAACGGTCGCGGAAGTGTACAACCCAAACCCAGGCGTACCGCTGTAGTCCCATAGGCCACACGAGCAACTCGTAATTCCACCGGATGTTCCGTAGCTTCGGCCAAGTAAACCCGATGTTCCAGGATTCGAGTTCTTCCAGAACCACACACTCAGCGTAAACGGGTAGACGATTTCCTCGGTTGCGTTGTTGCCGCCCGTCATAGCCCCCCCATGCGGGGGGTTTAGGCCGCTGCTCGTATCGACCGCGTATTGCAAGGGTCCCGCCTGCTGAAACGAGACCGACGTACCCGTAAGAACAGCGAAGGAGAATGGATTAGCACTCGACCCCGTATCAGCGAATGGGCTCGAAGATTCGGTGAGGTACCACTCATGCAGGGGTACCGGCGTGCGAACGTCTCGCGACGTCAAGCCGCCTGACGTCACGATAAGCCCGCTCGGCTCGACGGTGCCCGGCGCGGCGTTTTTCGTAAGGTACGAATTCAACAGTGTTAGATGTGAGCCGTCCGTCACCGTCGCGGTGTACGTGCCGACCCCTGGAATCGTTACTTGCTGCCCGGTCGTGAAAGGTGCCGTCGGCACGGCGACGACCACAGAGGCATTGACCGCCGGCTGAGTGAACCCTGCGGTTGTTGTCGCCGTGAAAGCGCCGGAGCTCCCCGCTGCACCCGTCGCACCGGTGGCACCAGTTGCACCAGTAGCCCCCGTGGCTCCAGTTGCACCGGTGGCACCAGTTGACCAGTAGC